GTTTCGGACCTGTACCTTTAAACATACCAACATTGATTAGCTTTGGTGCTGTGCCAACCGTGACAGTAGACATACAAGTTTGTATGCCTTCAAAGATTGAATTCTCTCCTGTAACCATACCATCGGTGATTAGTTTCGGCCCTATAAACGTACCATCCGTGATTAGTTTCGGACCTGTACCTTTAAACATACCAACATTGATTAGCTTTGGTGCTGTGCCAACCGTGACAGTAGACATACAAGTTTGTATGCCTTCAAAGATTGAATTCTCTCCTGTAACCATACCATCGGTTATTAGTTTCGGTCCTATAAACATACCGTCAGTGATTAACTTTGGTCCTATTCCTACAGTACCAACATTGATTAATTTTGGTGCTGTACCAACGGTGACTGTGGACATACAAGTTTGTATGCCTTCAAAGATTGAATTCTCTCCTGTAAACATACCATCGGTTATTAGTTTCGGTCCTGTAAACGTACCATCAGTGATTAACTTCGGTCCTACTCCTACAGTGCCAACGTTAATTAATTTTGGTGCTGTACCAACGGTTACCGTAGACATACAAGTTTGTATGCCCTCAAAGATTGAATTCTCTCCTGTAAACATACCATCGGTTATTAATTTCGGTCCTGTAAATATACCGTCCGTGATTAACTTTGGTCCTATTCCTACAGTACCAACATTGATTAATTTTGGTGCTGTTCCAACGGTGACTGTGGACATACAAGTTTGTATGCCTTCAAAGATTGAATTCTCTCCTGTAAACATACCATCGGTTATTAATTTCGGTCCTGTAAACATACCGTCCGTGATTAACTTTGGTCCTATTCCTACAGTACCATCAGCGATTAACTTCGGTCCTACTCCTACAGTGCCAACGTTAATTAATTTTGGTGCTGTACCAACGGTAACAGTAGACATACAAGTTTGTATGCCTTCAAAGATTGAATTTGGACCTGCAAACATTCCATCATTGATTAATTTCGGTCCTATACCGACTGGTCTGCTTTCTTTAATTAGTTTTGGTCCTATACCGACTGGTCTGCCTTCTTTAATTAGTTTTGGTCCTATACCAACTGGTTTGCCTACGTTGATTAATTTCGGTCCTATACCGACTGGAACTACTTTAATTAGTTTTGGTCCTATACCGATTGGAACATCGTTAATTAGTTTTGGTCCTATGCCAACAGTACCAACTTTAATTGAATTTGGTCCTTTACCTAATCTTTATATAGATATACAAGTATGTTTGCCTACATTAATTAACTTTGGTCCGATACCGACTGGAACTACGTTAATTAACTTTGGTCCTATACCAATTGGTACTACTTTAATTAGTTTTGGTCCTATACCGACTGGAACTACTTTAATTGAGTTTGGTCCGATCCCAATGGGGCTACCGTCTTCGATTGAATTTGGACCTATACCGACAGGTCTGCCAACTTTAATTGAATTTGGTCCTTTGCCAAATCTTTACATAGACATACAAGTTTGCCTGCCTACATTAATTAACTTTGGTCCTATACCGACTGGAACTACGTTAATTGAATTTGGTCCGATACCATTTGGGACTACGTTAATTAATTTTGGTCCGATACCAACTGGATTGCCATCTATAATTAGTTTTGGTCCTTTGCCAACAGGTCTACCAACTTTAATTGAATTTGGTCCTTTGCCAAATCTTTACATAGACATACAAGTTTGTCTGCCTACATTAATTAATTTTGGTCCTATACCAATTGGAACTACTTTAATTGAATTTGGTCCTATACCAATTGGAACCACGTTAATTAACTTTGGTCCGATACCAACTGGAACTACTTTAATTAACTTTGGTCCGATACCAACTGGAACTACTTTAATTAACTTTGGTCCTATACCGACTGGAACCACTTTAATTAGCTTTGGTCCTATACCAACTGGACTTCCATCTATAATTAGTTTTGGTCCTATGCCGACAGGTCTGCCAACTTTAATTAGTTTTGGTCCTTTGCCGAATCTTTACATAGACATACAAGTATGCCTGCCTACATTAATTAACTTTGGTCCGATTCCGAATGTAACAACGTTAATTGAATTTGGTCCGATTCCGATTGGAACCACGTTAATTGAATTTGGTCCGATACCAACTGGAACTACGTTAATTAACTTTGGTCCGATACCAACTGGAACTACGTTAATTAACTTTGGTCCTATACCGACTGGCACCACGTTAATTAGCTTTGGTCCGATGCCGACTGGGCTCCCCTCTATAATTAGTTTTGGTCCGATGCCGACAGGTTTACCATCTTTAATTAACTTTGGTCCGATACCGACTGGAACTACATTAATTAGTTTTGGTCCGATACCGACTGGAACTACGTTAATTAGTTTTGGTCCGATACCTACAGGGCTACCATCTTTAATTAGTTTTGGTCCGATACCGATTGGAACTACATTAATTAGTTTTGGTCCTATACCGACTGGAACTACGTTAATTGAATTTGGTCCAATACCGACTGGAACAACGTTAATTGAATTTGGTCCGATACCTACTGGAACTACATTAATTGAATTTGGTCCGATACCTACTGGAACTACATTAATTGAATTTGGTCCGATACCGACTGGAACTACATTAATTGAATTTGGTCCTATGCCAACAGGTCTACCATCTACAATTAGTTTTGGTCCTATGCCAACAGGTCTACCTTCTTTAATTAGTTTTGGTCCTATGCCGACAGGGTTACCTTCTTTAATTAGTTTTGGTCCTATGCCGACAGGGTTACCATCTACAATTAGTTTTGGTCCGATGCCGACTGGTTTGCCATCTACAATTAGTTTTGGTCCGATGCCGACCGGTCTACCATCTTTAATTAGTTTTGGTCCGATGCCTAAAGGGCTAAATGGAGAGTGGTTGCCTTCTTTAATTCAGTTTGGTCCTATGCCTAAGGGGCTAAATGGAGAGTGGTTACCTTCTTTAATTCAATTTGGTCCTATGCCTAAGGGGACAAGTGGAGAGTGGTTGCCATCCTTAATTAATTTTGGTAATGCACCAACTTTTTCTGCTATTGGCTTTGGAGCGGCACCTACAATAAGTATAAATTGGGGTTCTGTTCCTACGCTTAGCTGCACCGTGTCTATAGAATGTCCGAGTCCCGGCGGTGGCGGCATGAGAGCAAGAGATCAAGATCAAGATTCTGATTCTATTGAAGTAAGCATGGGGGACTTTAGTATCCCATCTGAAATAATAGTTAAGTTTCCAGAAGTTCCAGACATTAGAGTTGTTCATGACATACCCGTTATGATTAAAGTGTTATCTCCAGAAATACCGGATATTAGAATTATATCCCCAGAGATACCAATTCCTTCTGAAATAAAAATGTTTGTATTGAATATGCCTAGCACAATAGAATTAGTAAGTAATCTTCCTGATTCCATAGCAATAGATTCTAGTAGTTTGCCAAAATTCATACCTTTACAGGTACCGGATTATTTCCCATCTATAAAAATTGATGCATCTGGTATACCCGATAAAATTCAAGTTGTTGGAATACCTTCTGTTATTGAACTTATTGGTGCACCGTCAGAAATTAAGTTGGTGCTTCCAGATAAACCAGAAGTAGAACTAGTTTATAAAGGTTCTCCAATTGACGTAAAAATAAGTTTAGATATTGGAAGAATTACAGGCGAGAATGGAAACGCACAGTGCGTTGCTATTGTTCCATGTGCTAAATGAACTTGAATTATTGCGGTTTTGTAATATACGAGCATGTAATGAGAATTAAAAAAAACAAAAATGGTAATGAGTACATATTAACTTCTGATAATATGTGGGTTAGAAACTTTACTAAGGATAATGTTCCTTATTCGGACATAAACAAGACAATTCAAGCAAAAGATCATTTTCTTTTTCTAACGAATGAGTTTAAAAATCAATTAGAAAAATATACATGGATAGATTCAAACCCTATTTATCACCCAAATATCATCATTGTTTCTGACGGATTTAACTTTAAAGAAAAGCATAAAATTTTAGATAATTTGCCAAAAGATATTGTTATAATAGGAGTCAATGGAAGTCTTAAAAAGTGGCAGTGTCAAAGAAACTTATCATATTATGTTGTAAACAATCCTTATGATGAGTGTATGTCTTATCTTCCTAGAACAAATAGACCATTACCCCGTTGTATTGCGGCAACAAGGACAAACTTTATGTTTCTTAACAAATACAACGGAATAAAGTACCGATATAGCCCTGTGGAAGAGTCAGAATATGAGGGTTCTTGGAAAAAAGAGGCACTATGGCAAATAGACGATTATAGAAATCCCGTATGTGCGTCAATTGGTTTATCATACAAATTTGGAGTAGAAAAACTGCTTCTTTTATGTTGCGATAGTTCATTTAAAGAGGAACGTCCTGGAGCCGATAAACTTGAAAACAACTTATGGATGTATCCGCAGCAAAAAATTGCTAGCAACTTAATAGGAAGTAATTTATTCTGGCTTTCACAAGAAAAAAACTATGAAATTAAGGTTGCAGATTGTTCAAGTGGAATAAAACATGAATTTGCTGCTTATATAGATGAAGACAAAATAATAGATTTTTTTGAAAACTAAACTATGAGCAACGATCCGTTTAATTTTAATTTTAGTGATTTTAAAAAATGGATATCCCATTCAAAAGAAGAAAAAGATTCTATTGTTGGTTGCAAAGTAGAATTAAAAGAATCAACAAAAAAACTTTCTCTAATAGCTGAAGTAATTGAAGGCGATGCACGCAAAGTATTAAAAGACTTCCGAATAAATGGAGGCATCGTAACAGAAAAGTTTGGTAATATTGTAACAATAGAAACCAATAATGGTAAAATAGAATTAAATAAATTACATGTTGTGATCAGCTAGTTTTTGAATCATAGGCTTTTTATTTTCTAACCGGTTATCTAATTCAATTGTTAACGTCATAATTTCCGGTTGTGCACTCATTGGTATATTTTTGTATCCTCTTTTTTTAAGTAATTTTTTAAGAGATACATAGCTGTCTGAGGATTCTGCCCAAACTTCCCACATCATTCTAGAATCATAAATTTTTTTGTTGATATCATTTAATATATTGATTGGAATTGAAAGATTTGTTATATTATCTTCTGTGATTCTAATCGCAGATTGTTCTTTTGACAAGAACTTTGCAATTATTCTCATTCCTTTTTTATCTCTTTTTGTAAGATAAAGATAAAGTTCAACCATTTTCGCCTTCTTTGTAATTTAGCAATAATTTTAGAACTTCTTCTAAAATAATTCTATTTATATGATCGTCCATTGATCCAAATTGTTTTGTAAATGCCTTAATAGCATCCGTGCCAACTAAGGCTTGATCGTAAGGAATTTTTTGAATGATTACACTGCCTAACTACGTTAAAATAAAGAATAATTTTTGTGTTGCTTATTATGGAAATAACAGAGAATATCTTGTTCAATTGTCTTTATTAAGACCAACAATAGAATCCTCTTTTCCCGGTCTTCAGATGTATATAGCATGCCAAGATGATTCAATTCATGTTCTTAAGTATGAAAAAAAAGTTTTTTCTAGAACAGAATTAATAAACAATAAAAATAGCTTGTCCTATGTAAAAGAAATTTCAGATAATATAGATTTTCACCCTGTGGAAAATCTTATGGTCGAATCTGACATAGAATTCCAAAGTATTGCTTTGACAAATTTCCCTAATTTTTCATGTGATATCACTCTTAAAAATACAGGTAAAAACCATTTAAAAAGATGTGCTCTTCTAACAAACGGTTGCTTTCCAACAAAATCTCTTACTGGTTCGCAAATAAAGAAAGCTATTGAAATAATTGAAAGCAATGAATATTCTGTGGATATTAATCCAATAGATTATAATGAATTTGATGCTGTATTTGGTGTTGAAAATGAATATTTATATAAAGCGGCTTCTACTGGCATGCAAACTATTTTAGTGCCTACTGGAATCGGGGAGAATTTATTTAAAAAATTATTTCCAAACAATCAAATAATCAATATATATATAATGTAATATTTGCATAATAGAAAGTAACAAATGAGTGTATTCCGAGTAGTTCTAAATAACGTAAGCCAAGGTAGTTTGGATTTAAACCCTTCTGTTTTATCGCCATACGCTCAAATGGATCCTTCTGTGCAAAGAACGATATATGTGTCAGGGCCAGGAAGAATTTATCGAAATTTAAAAGATGGAGAGACATTCACAGACTGCAATTACTGGAAACGCTTTTCTTATCCACAAGTATCTCAACAAGACGCATTTATAGCAGTAGTAACTGATGATGGCTCTGTATACAGTGATATACCTGAGGAAAACAATTTTCCAAGAGTATATTCCTTAACTGTTGATGATGATTCAACTTATGATGATAATCTTATTGATATACTTGGCGACAACGGCGGTCCTGCTCAATTTGTTCAAATCCACAATATAGGCACCGGAGATGTTTCAATTAGAATTAATGGTATAGCAAACGCTGTTTTTTCTTTGGAAAGTGGTAATACTCAAGTTTTTAATTATGGAGATATAACAATTACCAAGCTTGAATTAAGCAATAGCAGTGGTAGCAGTTCATCCGTTCAAACAATCATTTCTGTCCGAAGTGTTCCTACAAGCTAATTATGGATATATGCTGTTTTTGCGAAAGTTTTTAGTTTAAAAAAAGCACATATTCCACTAAATAGAATGAACAACTTTATAATTTAAAGGTGGTATTGTGGCGTCTTTAATTAAACCAGGAAATGTAAAAATAATAACAAAAGAAGGCGAAATACAGGTATCGCTGACGTTAGATATCAATATCAATATGAATACAGAAGGTTTGTTATCACAAGGTATAGAAAGAAAATCAATAGAAACAGAATTAGAGAAAAAAATTAAAAAAGAAGAAGATTTTGCTTGGGAAATACCAAGTTTTGAAGAAGGATCTAAAATAGAATTTGGAAAATAACAAGTGTATAGTTATAATGAAGTACGGCATTAGTAGTAGAAGTACAAAGTAAAGGATAAAACACAATGGCAGTAGGATTTGACGCTGGTACATATAATTTAGTGTGTTGCAATAGAACAAGCAAAGGGGAATTCTCTTATAAAAGAGAAGTGAATGCATTTCTAGAAATTCCACTTGAAAACAGATTCGTTTTTAACATGATGAAGAGTGCTGGAGTGCCACTGATAGAACGGGACAATATTGCATATGCTTTAGGAGAAGCATCCGTGAACATGGCGTATACGATGAGCCAAGTAGAACTAAAACGCCCAATGATTCACGGGTGTGTAAACCCAAAAGAAAAAGATGCTTTTCAAATACTTTCTATTATGATTCACAGTTTGATTAACAATGTTAAAAAAGATGGAGAGATTCTTTATTACTGTATTCCAGCAAATGCAATAAACCAAGATACTGATGCTGACTATCACCAAAGAATACTAGAAGCAATATTTAAAGCTTATAAGAGTGAAACTGGATATCGTGTTGATGCACACCCAATTAACGAGGCTTTAGCTTTAGTGTATGCGGAATTAGGAGGAAAAGCATTTACTGGCATCGGAATCTCATTTGGAAGCGGAATGGTGAACGTTTGTTATGCTATGTATGGCAACCCAGTGTTTGCTTTTTCTATTGTTAACTCAGGAGATTGGATAGACAAACAGGCTGCAAAAGCAACTGGTGAGACAATTGCTTACATAAATATTGAAAAAACAAAAATAGATCTTACTGTTCCTCCAACGAATCTTATTCAAAGAGCAATAAGTACACAATATAAACTAATGATAGAGCACACCGTTGGTGGCATTAAAAAAGGTTTTGCAGATATTTCTAAAACAGTTAGATCCGATGCTCCTATTGATATAGTAATTGCTGGTGGTACTTCTTCTCCAAACGGATTTACAGAATTATTTAAAGATGTAATTGAACAAACACAGCTACCTATAAAAATTGGCTCAATAATAAAACCAGAAGACCCCTTGTATTCTGTGGCAAGAGGGTGTCTAATAGCTGCTGAAGCCGTAAAGTAAAAACAAAAATAAAAAATGAAAAAAAACTATAAAACTATTGGAGACTTAGGAGCAGCAGCTTATATTTTAATGCAAAAATTTCGTGTTATTGGGAGAAAAGGAAGAGATATTTACTTCTTAATAGACGAAAAGCACACTGCTGAATTGTTTGATCAATTAACGCTAGACTACCTTTCAAGCGAATTCCATAGATTTGATTCTTGTATCATGTCACTTAAAAAAATAGGAGAGTATAACTTTGATTCTAAGGGCAATCGATTTGTCACAGACCTAGGAGCCGCTGCCTATGTTCTTATGCATAAATACAGAGTGCTAGGCAAAAAGAACAAATCTATTTATTTTGAAGTAGAAGAATCATCCGATCATAACGATAAATTTAATGACTTAGCTCTAGATTATATCTCCAGTGATTTTCACTGTTTTGATTCCTGCTTAATGTCACTAAAGAAGATAGGAGAATATGTTAGCGAACAATGAAATTCTTAAAAAATTTAGAGAAGAACATAATGGAAAAGAGCTTTCTAATGAAATTAGTGCAGCAGTAGATTCTTGGGTTTCTGATCTTATTAGAAGTTTAGTTAGTGAGCCGATGAACCCAGCTCTAAAACGTGGACTTTGGGATCGATTCAAAGGGTCTGTATCTAATATATGGCACGGAGGAAGAACAAACACTAATAATCCTTATTATTGGAAAAATAGATTTGGCGATGAGTTGGGTGCACAAGAATCTTTTAATCCCTCTTTTTTAAATCTAAAACAATATTATGAGATAAGATCAATAGTAAAAAAAATAGAGGATCAGTTAAATCAGCTAAATGAAGATGTTCCACAAGGAGCAGAAAAATTAAGAATTGTTCAACTAATTAAATCATCCGCCGAAAAACTAAAAATGAATTTATATGATATTATAACATCAAAAGATGTAGAGGATATCGGTCCTTCGGTAGAACAGACTCCGACACCAACAAAAACGGAAAAACGTTTCCGTGCTGTTCCAAGAAAAGCAAAACAACCTGCATCAGAAAAAACTATTAAAACTGAACCCGAACAAACTGCACCAGAAGAACCTACAAAAACTGCACCAGAAGAAACTACAAAACACTCAGAAAATGAACTATCCCTTATAAATAAAATAATTTCTCCTGACTTTAATTTCAGAAAATTTTTCCATCATAAAAAAGAAATAGAAATAGAAGAAACTGGATCTAATCTAATATCACATCTAAAACGAATGTTGGAGCGTGAAATTATAGGAAAAGAAGAAGAATTAAAAATAAAAAAAGCTATCGAAATTGTAAAAAAACAAACAGAAATGTAAAACAATGAACTGGATGAATCAATTCAACAACTTGAATGGCAACTATATAAAAAAAGTAATGTTTGAATTGATAAAAGAAAAATATTATAAAAACGAGCAAATTATAGATCGACTTGGAACAATGCTTGCGAATGAGAGCGACATGAAAAGCTTCTTTACTCTGGTTACAGATGTTTACGAAACAGCTTACATGAAGTCGGTGCAAGATCATAAAGAACAATTAACTCAACTTGGACTTACGGCAACTATTGTTGCCGAAAAGACTCGCACATAGGCTATCTGTAGCCAAACAGTTGACCCGCCAAATCAAATACAATATAATCAAGAATTGTAAATGACGAAGCATGGTTTCACAGGAATGCTTTTAAAATGGAAATTATAAAAATAAAATATAGGTCGTGGTTTAAAGGTGGGGTACCAAAACAGATAAAACTTGACATACCAGGATGGGCTGGAAATCCCAATAGTCATAGTAATGGATCAGAACCTCAACCATGGCATTGTCCTCCTTTTGTTGAAGGATCTACTTATGGAATTGAATTATGTTATCCTTTTGACACAGAATGTCACGTTAGAAATATAAACGGATCGATTGTATTTGATGGCGATTTTGAAGAAGAAAATAAACAGTGCCCAGACATCAAATTGCCTCCATTTGTGGCTTTTGCATCTGGTTACTTTGGTATGACATCATCATTAGATATAAAGGTGCCAGAAGGCTATGTTTTAAGAACTGAGCCGCATCCAAGATTTTACACAGATTGCTCTGGAACTGTTCCTTGTTGTCTTCCTGGACACATACAAACGAACTGGTGGCCAAAAATATTTTTTGTAGTTTTTAAGGCTCCCAAAGTAAATCAAGAAATAATTTTTAGAAAAGCAGAGCCGTATGGACAGGCTTTAGTAATTCCAAGAAAAGTTTCATACGATATCGAAGAAATGACACATGAAGAAAAAGTAGAAAGAACAACATTAGATAACACACTAGAAAGTAATCTTAATAAGGTTGCCAAAAATCAGTGGAAAGATAACTCAGGTAATAAGTTTAGTGACAAATACAAACAACTTTCTACTATTGTAGGTAAAAGTGGTTATGACGGAATGAAAAATTTTTTAAACGATATACAGAAAAAAAAGAAACCGACAGTTCTTTACAAATGTAAGTTAAAAATAAAGAAAAAAAATAAAGAAAAAAAATGAAGGCTTTTAAGATAAAAAAAAGAGACACTAGAACACATGTTTTTTTAGCAAAAGCAATTGGATCTTTTAAGAAGCCTTCTATTCCATTATGTTTTTTTAAAAAAGTACATAAAATAATTAATATGAATCACGAAATATATCAAATTGAAATTTTGTAATATTTATATTATTTTAATTTTTAGATCTGGTTGTTTCTGAGTAACTTTTCCATCCCCTGTCACAACATCTTCTTGGAATCTTTGACAGATTAATTCAACTCTAAGAACTCCCCACATTTTAAATTCACTTAAATTTCTTTGAACAATAACCCAATTCTCTTGAAGGTGCGGAGTAAAAAGTCTAGATCCTATTTTCGGAGGATGACCCAGACCTTTCAAAACAGACCTATAGTTTAATTCAAACCGCATTTCATCCGGTGCATCTATTCCAAATTGATTTAAAACATTTTGCGAAGAAATTGGCTCATAATTGCACCAAAACTGTATCGGATTGTTTGAAAACAACTTGTTTCTTGCTTCCAAATATATCGGGTCAATCATATCTGGTCGTATTATAACTTCATAATAAAATATTGGTGATCCACCTCTTTTTATTGATTCTTGATCCCACAGATTAAAAAGGTCAAACATTGGATTATTTGGATCAAACTGCTGTACGCTACCTTGAAGTTTGTATGGAGTACCATCAGAATTTAATAATGCCATATTTCAATCCAATGTAAAGTTTAATGTGACTGTTATATTTCCACCCCAATTCGGTATGATAAATGGTGCATGCGGAAATCTCTCTGCCCACAAAAGTTGCGTTCCGCCTACATTAGTTATATAATAACCATATACATCGGCAGCTTGGGTCATAGAAAAGGTTTGAATAGAATAAGAAGCTGTTGTCTTCTTATGACACGCATCATATTCATAATTGAACGTGATATAATTAGCGGCTGGCATTCCAATCCACGCCAAAGTAATAACTCCTGTGACATTGTTTACACTTGATCCAGAAGTTTTACATTTTACGGCTGGAGATCCAATGTCTGTGAATGTAAAGACTCCAGCACAAGAAACAACAAAAGTTTGTATGGCTACAGATGCACTGTAAACTGTCCCGCTAATTGTTCCTTCTAAAATTGGAATATTATCAGAATGAGTATATACAGAGTAATAAGTTGCTGGTAATGGTTCAACCGCTCCAACATCAACATTAGAAACCTCGTTTTGAACTAAATGGCTAGTTCGTTGTAGATTTCCACATGATATAATATGAGGGGCATCTGTTGTGGAAACCACCCAACTCGTGCCAACCAAAGGTATAGCTGCGTATCCTGTGTTGCTTGCTTCAACGAGATCGCCCAATATAGTAGACTTATATGGTATTATATCATTGGTAAACAATCTTAATCTTCTATCTCCACCAGATACAGGAGCAGATCCAGTGGTTGTAATGTTGTTTAAAATGAATTTTAACATTAAAACATCTGCACTGTCAGGTACAACTAAAACCATATTTCCCTTTGTATATTTTTTTAAATTATTATGTCTTCTTCTAATATATATTCAGCCCAACATTTTTTGGAAAAAATTAAATAATTTCGAAAAGACACATGACGCTCTACCACAAAGATGGATCGGTTTATAAACTTATAGCACCTAATCCTGCGATGAAAGAGCAAAATATTTGGTCTGCCTTCTCTGTCCACAATATGACTTGGAAACCAGAATTCAAAGAAGATGGAACAATGGTCATGCCAATGGGATCAGATTTTGAATTACAAGAAAAAAATCAAGGTGCTATTTTTTTGGATGAATTAGATTCATCAAAAATAAATGAGAATGAATTTAAAAAAGAAAATATAAAAGTAAATAAAAAAGAACAAGAATTAAAGCCATCAATAGAAAAAACATTCATTTATTGTCTTCCTGCTATCATTCGAGAGAAAAAGGATGATCTTTACGGAGATGTTTATAAAACAATTCAATATGAAAAACCAACTTCTTTTGAAGCAGTAATTCTTACGCAAAACGATTTATTTATGGAGCTGTGGACAGACTCTAGTTTTGGAGAAGGATCTATTTTATATCCAAAGAATGGAGACAAAAGATGGTGGAAAGTACAAGATAAGGAACAGAAAGTTGGTGGATGGATATTAAAATCTGTGCCGTCACAAAATCAGCCGTCTTTTGATTTTTAAAAATATTACTACATATGTAGAGAGAAAAAAATGACAAGCAACCCAAATCATAATCAAAAAAACTATGTGGAGTGTAACGAAAAAGGACCACAAGGAAATGTGAATCTAGACTCCGCAGCATATTGCTCTACAGATAAGTCCGATAGCCTTCGTGAACCAAATGACTCTACTTTAAACTGGCTAAAAGATCAAACGATGAAAAAAACAGGGTTTGGTTCTAAAGTGGACTGTGATCCTATTACGCGCGGGCACATTGTAAATGACTTAGAAAATCCAGACAGAACAGTAATCTACAGATACTCAAAATCAATAAGAGGAACAGATGAAGCCATTCTTGATATGTTTCGAGATGTTGTTGTAATTGACGAAGATGGAAAAGCATGGCCTATACCAGTTATTCTAGGAACACCTGAAAAAGCCGTCGCAGCTATTATACAAGATAATGTTAGAAAAGATGAAACTCTCGTAGTTGATCGAATAAAATTACCTATGATGGCAATCACACAAACCAGCATCGACTATGATGTGGATCGATATACGTATCATCAAGCTCTCAATTATTTTAGCCGCCCAGACGATGGAAAGCCTGGATATGCTATAAAAGAAAAGTACCAAAGAGATACGATTTTCGGCATTTCTAAGGGAATACCTATCAATATAGGATATACAATTACAGCTTGGACAATGTACAAAGAAGATATGAATCAAATTATTGAACAAATTTTAACAAAATTTAGTTTAGCTGCATATATAAAAGTAACTGGAATACCTTGGGAAATAATTGTAACAATAGAAAGCATTGCCAACAACATAGACCAAGAGCCCGGAGATAGTGCAATTAAAGTAATTAAATATGAATTTAATGTGTTGGCAAAGTCCTATATATCACAACCAATAACAAGAAAGAAAGCAGTACTTAAGGCAAGAGTTGATGTTATAAATGTTACACAAGAAAGTCAGATAAACGAAGTACTTACCCAAATAGAAGAAGCCGTGGAGGAGTTAGATTGTTAGAAATAAGAAATAGAAATAAATTCCCAGTACAATTAGTTGTAAAATCTAGAAGAGCACCACACTCTTTTACGACGCTAAACATACCAGGAATTGGATCCGGAAAAAATATTTTTCTTCTGGATGAAGAAAGAACAACAGAATACATAGATAGAGCAGAGAAAAATGGATTGATTTCCATAAGAAACACAACAAACGTAAACAAGGGAGAATAGACTATGGCGATTTTAAGAGGTTTTCCACCTTCCAATACAATAAGCCCAAGCATAAGAATAGCAGAAAAAGATTTAAGTTTTGTACCAGCCGAACAAAGTTTTCATCGTGCTGGCTTGATTGGATTTGCATCTAAAGGTCCTTTCAATCTTCCGATACTAATCAATACATCCAGACAACTTACAACTGTATTCGGTAATCCACACCCAGATGTGGGTGATCCGTACCTCATATATGCTGCACAGCAGTATCTTTTAGTTGCAAACGAACTTTTTGTTGTGAGAGTTGGCGACGAAGATCCTGTTAGTGATGAGCAGGCAGAAATAGCTGCTGTTGATGTTCCAGCAGCCGGAACCGTAGCAAAACTGGAATCCGCCATAACTGGTACTTCACATACTTTTGACCCAAATCCTTATGTAGATGCCTCAATAGAGGTAGAAGCATACTTCTTTCGATACAAGCTCAATGGCATACTAAATCCAAAAACTCTTATGGTTGAATCGAGTGTAACAGACAAAACATCACAAGAAGTTATAGACGAATTGAATTTACAACTAGATGCAGAAAATGATGGCATAGAGTTTTATCTTCTCGATGAGACGGATGATGAGAGTGAAATAGGCGTCAGAGCAATATGGGCTTATGGTCCAGCTTCTTCGCTTGAAATAGTATCTGTTCAAAATGATATATATCAAATTATTGGATTGGGTACTGGCATGACAGCAGGTCAGGCAGCAGGAACACTTACGAAATATCCTGCTGGTGGATCGGCTGGTGTGTACACAATACCATCATCTGGAACTTGGAATTTAAGTTTAATATTAGATGGAACAGATAATGTAACAATTGATGGTGTTATACAACTAATAGATTTAAACACAGCGTTAGAGTTATCTGGCACTCCGATTACAGCTATTGCTGATATTGTGATTGCTATAAATGCACTGAGATATGAAGAAGGCGGCGAACTTCCTGGTGGCTGGGTAGCTTCAGAAGATGCAAACTCTTTGGTGTTCTCAACGTTAAGCATTGGAGCGGACGCTAGAATTAGAGTTAGAAAATCAAGCACTGGAGAACAATTCTTTGGTTTATCTACACTTACTGGTCACGGACTTAGCCCAGAGGGGGCATCCGATGACGTTGCAGGTACAGCAGCTTTTGGTGTTGTAACAGGAGCAGAAAACACAACAGATGAAATTACATTTAGTCTTTCTGCTGAGTCTGCTGGTATCGATGGAAATCAAACGCAAGTTGTTGTTAAAAACGATGCTCGTGAGAATCACTTTATATTAGAAGTTTATAACAATGGTGTTCAAGTTGAAGCATGGGGAATGCTAACAAAGAATGATCAAAGTTCATATTATGTTGAAACATACCTTTCTTTAGTGTCTGACTATATTCGAGTTGTAGACAATACAGACGTTTTAGCTCAGCCACTTGTTGGAACTTATGACCTTGTTGGTGGTTCGGACGGTATTCCATCGGATCCAGATTTACAAGATGAGCTGCTCATCGGATCTGCCGTAGGAAGCACCGGACTCTATGTACTTAGTGAGCCAGAACAAATTGATATCGATTTGATCGCTGTTCCTGGCCATGCTAGTACATCAGTCGTAACCGCTATGCTAGACTTCTGCCAAAACGTTCGAATGGATTGCTTGGCTATCGTTGATCCTCCATTCGGATTAACTGTTAAAGAAATAGTAGCGTGGCAAAATGGTTCCCATCCACTTAACTTGACCAGATTCGATTCAGACTTTGGTGCAATGTACTGGCCTTGGGTGAAAATTAGAGACAACTTTAATCGCGTAGACGTTTGGGTTCCACCATCCGGCTCAATCTTGGCTGTAATTGCAAGAAGTGACTATCTTAGCAAGCCTTGGTTTGCTCCAGCAGGTTTAAATCGTGGAATTGTTCCTGGCATCACGGATGTTTATGATCGCCCCACGTTAGCCGAGAGAGACTTGATGTATGGATTCAGAAATTGTATCAATCCTATTGTGCAGTTTGTTGACGTACAAGGCTTCTTAGTTTGGGGTCAAAAGACACTTCAGCGTAGACCTACGGCTTTAGACCGAGTGAACGTTAGACGGCTTATGTTCTACTTAGAAAAAAGAATTAGAGTGGCTGTCAGAGGACTGTTGTTCGATCCAAACGACGACATATTCCGAAAATCATTCGTGTCCATATGCGTTGGCATACTAGAAGAAGTAAAAAGAGGACGAGGACTAACAGACTACTTTGTCAAGGCTGATGCGGAGCTAAATACTCCAGACGTTATAGACAGGAATGAATTTAGAGCACAAATTGGCGTGCAGCCAACACGTGCAGTCGAATTCATGTTTATTGAGTTCTCAATACACAGAACAGGAAGCTTTACAGAAAACGCCGATGCGATATTCTAAGATTATAAAAAATAAAAAGATAGTTAAAAAAGGAGAATTAAATTATGCCTAATGCTTTTGCACCGGGTGCCAAATTGACCGACATGGGTATGGATCAACTTGGTGGAGACAATGTAGTGTTCAAGAGGAAATATAGGTGGACGTTTGAGCTAAAGACGAATTGCTCAGGCGGACGCATTGCACCTTTCTATGTTAAGCTTGCCTCAAGACCAAATCTAACTATTGAAGAAACTGAAATAAATTTTCTAAATAGCAAGATGTGGATTCCAGGAAAAGCAAGCTGGGAAACGATTACGGTCACGTTCTATGATATTGCTGGTCCTGATACCGTACAGGGCATGACAGCTCTTTACAGTTGGCTTGCCACGACTTTTAACTTCACAGGCAAGCAGGTTCCGTATTCACAAGCTTCTAAGAAAGGTCAAAGAGGCGGCGGCGGACAGGGATATGCAGCTACTGCTTATATTGATCTTTATGACGGCTGTGGTACATCTCTTGAAAGCTGGGAGCTAAACCACGTATGGCCACAGGCAGTGAATTTTGGTGAATTAGACTATTCTTCTTCGGAAGAAGTAACGTTGGAACTAACTCTTCGTTACAGTGAAGTCACATACACCCCACGATGCAACGGAACAGTAGAACCATGCTGTGCTGGCTGCAACTAAATTTTATAATTACTTAATAGGAACCTTGTACTTATTACTATCTAATAGGTACAAGGTTTCTTGTTTTATACTCTAATAGAAAAATTAATATGAAATTAGAAGATATGGGTCCCGGAGCAGTTAAAGGTCTTGGGCTAGATGATGAGTCAACCTGTTTTAAAAGAAAATTTCGTTGGCTTTTTACAATAAAAGATATCAGTGCTGAGGGGATTAATGCTTTAGCTCCACACAAATCAGCTAGACCTACTATTACGTTCAAAGAGATAGAAGCACAGCATCTTACAGAAACTATTTATTATCCAGGAAAACCCGATTGGAAACCTGTTGCCTTAACATTATATGACCTTAAAAAAAATGAACATCCTATATTCGAATGGTTAAAAAAACTATATGATCCAGAAAAAGGCACATATGTTCCGTCTTGCCTTGCAGACGTTGTTCCTACTACATCAGGAGAAAACTTCAAAAAGCATGATGCAGAATTAGAGCTTTATGATGGATGTGGAAATGTTATAGAAAAATGGGGTTTCGATCATGTGTGGCCTAACTCTATTGACTTTGGAGATTTAGATATGGCGAGTAGCGACATAGTTATGTGCGACCTAATTTTAAGATATGATAGGGCATATCTCAAAAAGGCATGATTTTTTTAGTATAAGAAATCAAGTTCATTTATAATAGCAGTTACCTGATCTTCATATCTACAAATTGCTATTTGTTTTCTTCCTATAGATAGCTTTTTAAGATTTTCTTCTAAATCTTTAATATGGCAATTAATCACAGAAAAGTTATTGTCTGCTAACTTTTTTGCATCTTCTTCTAAACTAACCACAGACTTATTCGGATAGTAATTTTGTAAAACGTCTTTCGCTTCTGTCATTATTCTTTTGTATAAAGGAACGTTACAAGCACATCCTGGATTTTGTTGATATTTATGAATTTCTTCTTTAAAAGAATCTGGTAGTTTTTCTCTGAATCTTGTGTCTCTTAAAGCTTGTTTAACATCCATTAAAGAAACTGGTCGGCTAATTGAATTAGTCATTTTGTTTTTCTTTCGGTATAATTTTTGGTCTAATGGCAAAACCACACTTTGGGCATTTGACCTTTATTGGCTGACTAGTTTCTTTTGATATAAGCTTTTTAGTCAATAGATCTATTTGAGGTATAGTTTTTTGTATCATAGAGGATTTTATGCAAACAAAATTTTTTAATTCTGATGGAATTATTATTTGCTTAAAATTACAATTGTGACAAAAAACTGTATATTTATTGGTCGTTTTCATTTGGGAAATTCATTATGGTAGCGGATTCGATCCAGTTAGAAACGGTTGCAGCAAAATTAGCTAAAAATCCACCTGCACAACCACAGGCAAAAACTTCTAATGGATCTTTAGAAATCCAAATATAACCCATTAAAAAGCCGCACCAAGTGCCAGAGCAAAGGTAGCAGTCAACTATGCTGCCTAAAGTTGGAACATAAAGCTTCTTAGAACATTCTTTAAAAAAGATTCTAAATCTTTCCAGAATTGATCCATCAACAATTATATGAGTCATTCCAATTGTACTTACTATGAACAAAATTAAGTTTACCATATTTTCCTTTTTTCAAATTATTCTTTTGTATCGTTAATATAGTTACATACAGTACTTTTTAAATTGTTGCAAATTTTTATCATTTTATTTGGATATTCTTTATATTTTGATATTTCCATTGGCCATGCGTCACTCTTTAGCCTTTTACTTCCTAGAATAATTGCATTTTCATAAAAACATATAGACTTTTCATATTCGCTAACGGCATAAAAAATATCACCAAGCAAACACCAAAACTCTGCCATTAAAGGCTTGTGCTCAATACAGTTTAATATATATCCTATTGCTTTATTGTAGTCTTGTTGCTCCTTAACGTAGCATTTGACCATAGCACAATAGTACTGAGTCATTATGAATGACATTGTAACAGACACTTCCTTGTACAAGTATAGATCAGCTAAATTTAAAAACTTGTCCCATTCTTTATTAGATAAATGCACACAAGATAAGTAGTATAGTGGCTCATTAGATAAAGGCTTATTTGATCTCCACTGATCTAGTAATTCTATTTTTAGTGGATTTTTGATATTGTTATTTGAAACTAGATATATTTCTGTTTCTAAGCCTACGTTAGGCACTGTTTCAAAAACAGGATTCTTAAATTGCAAATTTTTATCTTTGTGCCACAATCTAGTCTCTTTTGTTATAAGATCATTTTGTAAAAAATTTACATTATATGCATTTTTATCTTTGGAATTAGACAATGAATTTATATCTTCTAATCCAGATATTATTACTTCCCATGGATCAATAAAAAACATCCATTCTGTCTTACATTTTTTAATAAGTAGATTTTTTGCAATACTCATGCTGTTGTTCAGCGAGATTGGAATTATTTCTGCGTTCTCATATTGACGACATATTTTTATTGTATTGTCTTTTGAACCTAAGTCTCCAATTAAAATTTTTGCTTTTAATTCTTTAATAGATTCTAAAGTACTTTTAATTGTCTGGTCGTTGTTTTTGGTTACTAGGTTAATCGTTATTGTCATTTTTTTCAAGGTCTTGATCAAATTTAATTTTGATTAAGTTTAGTATTGCCATAGCTTCATTTTCCATTTTTTTTTCATTATAATATTTGTATAAATCTCTATAAAATTTTGGAGCATTAGGCTTTTCAATTAATTGAACTAATATATTTTTCACTATTTAACATAGTAAGAACATCAAAAAATACGGTATTTCTTATCAAGGAGAAATGCAAATTTTGTACTATATTAGCTTGTGCAAAACAAAAATAGAGAGTCAATATTGGCATTTTTTATAAACAAGTGCGGTGCTAAATGGTAGTTAAAAAAGATTTGGCACCTCTACGAAACATGTCGCAACAAAGCGAACCGTGGAAAGGCAATTGTATTAAAAAGCCTTGGGAATACACCATAACAGCAGTAATACCTTGTTTAGACACATCTGAACAGATCCTTTTGAATGTGGAGCTTTTAAGGCTACAAACACAAAAACCATACATTATTATTGTAGACACAGGTAGTTGCAATAAAGAATATAAGAAAATAGAGAAATTAAGATCAGATGACTTAGAAGTACATGCATTAAGATTGAATGGAGTTATACACCCATCAGACTTCCCAGCAATTGCAATGGACTTAGCTTTTAGTGCCTGTAGAACCGAGTATCTTTTTGCAACACATGCAGATTGCTTTATGCGAAAAAAAACTTTTTTAGCTGAGCTTGTTAACCTTTGTAAAAAGATATCTCCTGTGGTTGGCTATGAAATAAGCCCTAGAAAACATGAAGATTGGGTTGGAATGGTATCTCATACCGCCACAATGTATCACATGCCTGTAATGGACAGAATTGGGTTCGGTTGGAGCCTAAGAAGATTGGCTAACTATTATAACATTAAAGACTATTCTCCTTCGTTATCGCGTCCTGGGTGGCCTGATACGGAGATACTGGGAAACTACATACTCAGAACACACAATATTGTGCCGCACATTATTGGCAAAGAATTAAACTTTCAAAGGAAAAAAGACGAAAATATAGACCATTTTCGTAGTTTTACAAGCTCAAAATTGTATAATAAAACATATTATAAAAAAGCTAGAAAGTGGTATTTTGATGCAAAAAAAGAAGCACTTGAAAGAATAAAATGCTGGAAGGAAAACTCTAGCAGCAACACAATAAATCATATAAACGAAAAGTTTGATGATTGTAGAAAGAAACTCAATGTCAAATGAATACCTTAATAACAGATCTTTCGAGAAGCTAATCGTAACTTTTCAATACTCAAAAAAAGAAAAGATTAAATATCAGTTGTTCATGGATGATATAAAGCAAACAGAAGAAAGAACATTAAAAAGAGGCAAATATAAAAAACCACCATTATGGGTTCAAACAGAATCAACCTATGGGGTTGTTAGTATAAATTACGTCGAAATGCAGCGTCAGTTGGCAATGGCGTTTTACACTCTTTCTGAAAACATTGTTCGATATGCAAAATTTAACCTAATAGATCAAGATGATGCAATACAAGAAGGCGTAATGATATGTTTCGAAAAAATTGACCGTTTTGACCCACAAAAAGGCAAAGCGTTTAATTATATGACAACTTGTATATTAAATCATTTTAGACAGATGTACAGAACTGCCAGAAATTATAATGAACTTAAAAAAAGATACTTGGATTTTGTGCAAATACAAGAAAAACAAATTACTAGTAAAAAAGGAATTTATAAAAAACAAAATATTGTTGTTGACTATTGATTCATAGTTATTATTTTATTATAATAATATAACATACTCTCCAAATAGGATAAAATATAATGAAAAACAACCCGTTTGATCAATTAGAAAATCAAGAACTAATACAAAAGCTAATAGATAATGGTTACGGAAATCTAGTAGACGCTTTTCTTTTAAATGATGGCAAGGTATATACAAAAAAAGGTAGACTCAATAAAAGTGGAGCCTGCCGCGTCTTAAAGTGTAAGCCAAAAGATTTAGAAGATGCGATAGAAGCTTGTCAGGTATTGCTTAAAAAAGAAATGATAAAAAAAGAAAATATTTCTTGATATTCACCTCCAAAAAGATATGAATATTTCATTCTTATTCCGATAAGCAAAAAAATCCTTGTATTCAGAGAACCCACATAAATTATCGGACAAATTAATAGAATGATTTTTAACTATACCTGTTTCTATTCTATTGAAAATAATCTTTTCTCCAAAATACCGCTCTAAAGACTCTAAATGCTTGCTTTCTAAAGAGTTTATTAAGTCAAAAATGCTTTTATTCCCAATGCCATTTAAAGCCGGAATCATTCGTCCAAGATGCCACTGGTCGAAAAGATCCTTAAAGTCAGGCAAAGCGGCTTGAGCCTTTTTGTCAAAAAAAATCAAATCTTCAACATTTTTTAAATTTATTTCCATGATACTATCTTATCATAGTAGTATTGCATAAACATTAAGGAGACCAAAATGGCAGATGAAGCTTTTCGCCCAAAGAGACCAAATAAAGATGTGTCAGAAAATGAAGCAAATGAGACAAACGAAACACAAGAATCATACTCTCCAGTTTCTGAATCCCAACCTTCAGAAGGAGGAAGCGGCGTTCAAATAAAAGGCAATATTCCTGCTGAATTCACAAGGGCACTAAAAGAAGTGCGAGGAGAAAGCACCGAGCCTAAATCTGGATTCAGTAGTATGGGTGAGGAAAAAGAACAAAAACAAAAAATGAAAGGCTTTGAGAAGAAAGAAGTCAGTACTGGGCATCTTAAAGATCTTTTAGAAATTATAAAAGGGTCTAGCTCTGTATATGAAGAAATACAGTTGCCGTCTAAAGGTCGATTTTATGACGGAGATAACGGTCCTTCAAATGGAGTTGTTTCAATCAGACCAATGACCGGAGAAGAAGAACAAATTTTGGCTACTCCTAGATTTGTTCGAAAAGGTCAAGCAATTAATATGATATTCCAAAAATGTCTAAAAGAAGGAAATCAATTCAAATCAGAAAACTTGCTTTCAGTCGACAGAACATTTCTTCTTATCTATTTAAGAGGTATTTCATACACTCCAAAATATGACGTAGAAATTAAGTGCCCCGAATGTGAAGCAAAGTTTTCTACAACGATAGATCTTAATGCACTTTATGTTGAATCATGTCCAGAAACATATGGACCAAATCTTAAAGACGTTTTGCCAACTACAAAACTTCCTTTTACTTATAGACTTTCAACAGGTAAAGATGAGCAAGATATTACGGACCACAGAGAACGAAGAGTAAAGGCTTTCGGTGATTCTGCTGCTGATGATACTCTAACTTTCAGAACAGCTTCACTATTAGAAGAAATTGATGGAATTGATAATAAAAATGAACTTCAAATTCTTTTGAAAAGCTTGCCAATTAGTGACGTTTCATATATAAGAAATGTCATTAATGAACCACCGTTTGGAGTTGATACCAATATATCAATTGTTTGTCCTTCCTGTTATGCTGAATTTGAAATAGATCTGCCACTGGAAGCAAGTTTTTTCTTCCCACGGCGCAAGAAGGGGCCCAGCCAAGCCTAGAACTATGGAAAGGGTTAGCGGAAGAAGTTTTTTTCTTTCAATATCACTTGCACCTTGATATGGAAAAGTCTATGCGTTTGCCAATAAACATGAGAAAATGGATGATCGAAAGGTTTATTCAGCAAAAGGAAAGCGAGAATGCAGCTATGGAGTCTTCTAGAAAAAAAGCACAATCTCAGTCAAAAAGGAAGTAAGAAGTGACAAAAGAAAGATACCAAAATCCAACGGTTGGAGACAATATTTTCTTAAGGCTATTCACCTATAACAGTAATAACAAAGTTAATGTAAATGAAATAGAAGAAGTTAAAATATATTTCTTAGATCCAGCAGAAAAAACAGTTGATAATCCAGATGGACTTCGATTAATAGAAACAATAAGTGGGAACAATGTAACGAATGAATCCGCTGGACAATATTTGCTGGAAATTGCAGCACTGGATCCGGATTATGTTATTGGAAATTATGTAGACAAATGGACTGTTAAATTTGAAGACAATGAAGCTTGTGTTGCAACTATAACCAACAACTTCACAATCTATCCAGATCTTTGGTTCACAACTTCTGTGCCTCCAATTTATGACTTTAATTTTAACTTTAGACCAAATAGAATAAGAAAAGGTACAAAAAGATATCTGCTAATACAGGTAACACCGAATGTACCGAGAGGATCAGATGTACAAAACTACTACGAAAATTTAGCAATAGTAGCAGATTTAAGAGTGTCAATAGAATCTGCTTGCGGTGATTGTGTGCCAGTAGAAAATGACTTGAAACTATTGGTAGACAGACAACTTGTTGGATTTCGTGAAAAAATGTACGCCTACTACTTTATAGACACCTCAGAAATCGATGCCGGAATATATAATATCTGGTTCGAACTTGCTTTTGGTGAAAATATATTCATTTCAGATAAAAGTGCTTTGCAAATTCATGACTGATCGTGATACTTCCAGACCTATCACCGTGGTTTGACAGCGTCTCTGACGAATATCAAGAGTTACCGTGCGGGGATGAAGCCCCGTACGACGAATAAGCTCACTTTCTTCTATCTTCTTCTACCATTTTTAAATGGTAGATTTTAACAAAATATAGATATATATTAAGAACCAAATATTGACGAAAATGATATGAAAGAAAAATAAAAAATGAAAAAATTTCAAGATTGGATTATACAAGAAGCTGAGAACTCTAGTAACAAAACAAAAGCAGTTGTATCAATTGTAGACGCACTAAGAGATGTATTTTCTAAATATGATATTAGTACAAGAAAGAAAGTATGGGATGACTTGTCCTCTCCAAAAGGAAAAGAACTCGTTGCAAAACTAGTAAAAAATCCTAAAACATATCTAAGCGATAGTGAATTTGTAAAACTTATACAGAAAACAGTAAAACCTGCTTCTAAGAAATGAATTCTATGCATTTTGCAAAATGGCTTGAACAAACAACAGTTGGAACAGAACTTGTTGATTCATCTAAAATAGATGTGCTATACGAGAAAGCAAAAATATCTGTGCAAATTGTTCAGCTATATGATAAAATGACAAATCAAAAACTATTAACCAATATAAGTACAATAGCTCCTCTATCTTCCGGAGTCTATGGCATGTATATGTCATCTGAAAATAATAAGGTTATAGGAAAAGAAGTATTAGATAAAATGAAGTTGTTGTTTCCTAAAGATATTATGTTAGATAAAAAATTACAAACATTACCAAATGCAGTGTTAAAACAATATCTTCCTGATCTGGATGAAAAACAGATAATACCTTCTGATACAATACATGTAAACATACAAAAAATACTAAAACAGCTTGGAGACACTCCACAAGCGATATTAGAAATAGCCTCCACAATAATACATGAAGCAACACATGAACTAGAACTACAAACTACTGGTAAAACAAGTGAAGTAGGTCCCGTTGCGGCAGAAAGAAAATTTATTGATTGGAGTAAAAGCAATTGGAATTTGTTGTCTAAAAAATTCTTTTAGAAGAAAATCCTTGATCTTTATTGGAAAAAATTATTTTTTTAAATCCTAATTGCTTTATCATTTCCATGCATCCACTGCACGGACAACTATAATCTATCTTATTGTTCCTATTTATACGTGTGTTCACAATGGTAAGTCCAGAACAGTCTTCAAGTCCTAATCTTAGCACTGCACTTAATTCCGAGTGGGTTCCAACAAACTCACTAATATTATGATTCTGCTTGTTTCTATAATTATATTTTAAATTAGCAGGATGAGTTTTAGAACTATTTATTCCTATTGATAAAAGTCTTTTCCCTTTAAAAATAAAACTAAAGTGTTTACATCTTTTGTTGGTTAAACTCCTGCCTGCTAACGCCATACTAATTTCAGTAATTTTTTTTAAATTTATTATTTGTTTCACAAAATTAACCGCTTGTGGTTTTCTGCCGCTTAAATTTCTGTAAACTCATCAGGCGAAAGAAGCATAGAAACTTGATATGTTTCTGACCAAATTTCATATAGCTGTGCGTTCATTCTTCTGACAATATAACCATAATCACAAACATCATGGTTGTTTCCGTCTTTTGTATTTATTAACACTTTAATACCTTGACTCATTTTTTTTCCCTTTTTGAAAATCCTAGTCCAATTTTCGTCCCAAATTTCTTGAGTAACTATTTTTTTTCTTCTTTTGGAACCTTTGCCATTCATGTTATTTATTACTTTTGTGATGTAAACTGTTATTGCAAAACACTATATAACATATTTTAAGAAAAAAATAAATAGATAATTTAAAAATGATTTCAATTTGCATATATACAATGTAGGGAATATTTTGTTCCCATACTTTTTAAAAAGGAATTTAAATGAGCACACAAACAACAATGGGTACAGGAAATGGATCTATAGAATCTGTTTACCCAATTATTCGTAATAAAATCGTAACCGCAAATTTAGCGGCAAAAGCAGTAACAAGAGAAAAGCTAGCAGTTTCAGCACCTGTGGTTCTAAGTGCATCGACTGTGACGATCACAGCCGAAACTCACGCTAATTTACCACTAGTGCTAACAAGAGCTGCTGGCGTTGTTGCAACGCTTCCAAAAGCATCTGGATCTGGCAATAGTTATAAATTTTATGTAGATACTACTGTTACATCGAATTCATATAAAATTCAGGTCGCTAATGCTACTGACGTAATTCAAGGTCAGGCGTTCGGTGATGATGGCGACGGAGAACCAGGCAATGGATGGGCAACCTCGTCTACAAGCGATACGTTCACAATGGATGGTAGCACACAAGGTGGATACAAAGGCGACAGCGTAGAAATACTCGACATTGCCGCTGGATTGTTCGTTGTAAAAGCTTACTTGACTCAGACTGGTACCGAAGCTACTCCGTTCAGTGCAGCCGTAGCATAATAATTAAAAAAAATTAAACATTTTTAAGCCCTTAATTGAAAAATTAAGGGCTTTTTTCTTTTGTCAAATCCAAAAGCTTAAAGGGCACCAAAATCTATTCGATAATTTGCATTTTTTAAGACCTAAATTAATCCAGTTATTGCAAGTTAAAATTAAGTTATAATTAAGTTCAGATTCATAATATGATCCTATTTGATAATCTGATTTTTTCTTTAATATAAGTTTATTTAAATCAAATGACTGTAATATATGTTTTTTAATTGTTTCAAATTGCTCTGAGTTGCATTCAAACTTTTTGTTGTTTTTTGGTATATTATCTAAAAATTCAATCCTTACAACCGTCTTGTTAATTCCAAAAAAAGCTTTTAGCAAATTATTTAATTTTACTTCAGACCACTTTTGTGTTTCTAAGAACATTGATCTTTCGCCCCAACCTATAGCAACATATTTTTTTTCTGTTTCCAATTCTTCCCATAAGTTTACTGGAAAGACATAGTCTGCGTGTATGATGTCTTTTCTAACAAAAAAAACTATTCCTTTATTTTTTTTAATTTTACCAAATTTAATCAAAGGAATTGTTAGACAAATAAAAAAATAAATTAAAAAAAATGGTATCAAAAGAAAAAACAAAAAAATATATTTAATTTGTTGTCCTTCTTTTTTGCCTGTGCATATAGTTGTCATAATTAACCCCAAATTTCATGGAATATTTTTTAGAGGGACTTCCAGTTTCTAATGTATCAATGACATAGTTAAAAGATTCAACTACCTCATCCTTGTCTTTGGCAATCCTAGCGTACTCAGAGTTCGTTAGTGGTGTCAAACCCTTGTAGCCTTGATGAAGTTCTGACTCCGGAGTGCCAATGCTGTTTTCTCGTATGAAGTCTTGCTTCTTTTGTTTTATAAATGGCAAAAATTGTCGACCATTTTCTCGAAGAGAAGAGATGGCATATCCTATAATTCCTATTCCTCCATATTTCTCCCAATTTGGCAGCAAAGATTTATAGAACTTTTGTACAACTGGCACATCCGTTTTTGTTTGTGTGAAAACGTGTAGAAGAGATTCTATAACAGATTCCTTCATTTCTTCAAAATCAGAAGGAGAAATTTTCAATCTTTTAAAGTCTGTAATTAGGTCTTTATCATCTTTAGATCCTTCTTTTTCTTCATCGAAGTCTTTACGCATTATATCTTCTGCAAACTTAATTGCCTTTGATGCAATTCTTTCTGGTATAGGCTTCCAAATTGATAATTTTTCTATTTCATTATGTATGTAATTTCTTACTTGATATATGCCATTTTTATTGCTGGGAGTGAAATCTGGATTACTAATAGTTAATTTGTTGTCTAATTCGTCCTCTATGATCTCTTTATGAACAGGACTTAGATGAGGAGCTGATTGTATAACTGCTGACTTATTTCTATTTGATGTTATTGATAATATCTTTTCGTCAATATACTGGGGGAATTTTTCCAGTAGCTGCTTGCCAATACCGCCTTCGCTGTTTATATTTTTTGCATAAGCTTTAAAAAAATCTTCTTTGCTTATTAAGTCTGGAAACCTTATTGCAAATTTACTCATGAACTGATCTGTGGTTTGTGCAAATCCTTTAGTAGGTTTATACCATATATTAGAATTAAATATATATTCTTTTAGTCTGTTTAAAAATTTATCTGGATATTTTTCACTAGAATTAAAAAGAGAAATCAATGACTTACTAAAATAATCTGCGTACTTGCTCTTATCTTCTTGCTTAATATCAAGCCATTTCGTTAGCCATTGCCTTATTTTGTTGCCTTCTTTTGGAGAGATTAATATATTGTTAGAAGAACTAAATGTATCTGAATAATTGCCACCTACTTTTCGATATCGACCTGCCTTACTTCCTTGTTTAGACTGTATCCAGTCTTTTACTTTTTCTATAAAACCATTTATTTCTTTTCCATATATTGTTTCTTCTGGTACGGCTATGGAAAGTCCTTTTTTACTGTCAAACCTACGTATATGTAATCTTGCTATTGGCTGCTGTATTTCTCTGTCGTTATCTTTTATTACATACGCAACAAATCCGCCTCTCTCTACTTCACAATAAACATCGTCTTTCTTCTCGCCGCCATCAAGATTCATGCAGCTACTCCATCCTCTTCCTGTGCTCATAGATGCTAAATCATGAATATTGCTGCTTATTACAACATACAATACGCCGCTAACCCTAGAGTTAAGATTCTCAAATTTAGTTTTCATAGACGTATGATTTTGATTCATATTTAATTTTTCTTTATTGTATTTCAACAAAGAAATTTTATTATCTTGTAATTCTATATCTAATAGCTTTAGGTCTTTGTATAATAAAGTGTCTAGAAGTTTGCCTATTTTAAAAATATTTTGTTTATTATCCTGCTTTGCATATCCTTTTTTTAAATCTATGATTTGATATCCACGAGATTCAAGATAATCACGTAAATATTTTGTAGACTTTATATCTTCTTCCTGTACCTCCGATAAGGGAATATAAATTCTTCCGTTTTCTGAGTTGGAAAACCATTTTTCAAAAGGAAATGTTCTATTAGCTCCTATTTTATCTATCTTGCTTCTAAATGGCTCGTAATCTTCAATTGATTCCAACCAAGCTTTAAAATTATTTTCTAGATTAAGATCATTTGAAGCCTTTGGAACTTTTAAACTTAATGCTTCTTTTTCTTTTCTTCGCTGTGCAGCTTGTTGCAAAAGATCTATTTTTGGCTGCTCTTTTTTCTCTGATGGTTGTAGAACTTTGAATTGTTTTTCTTCTTTTTTGCACTCAAAAGATGTAACATATTTTAATATTTTAGGGTTATAAACAACAATATGTGCGATTTGATTGTGCTCGTGAACCCACGCATCAATGCTATGAGAAATTTTGTATCCGTATTCAGAAGGAAAGTGTGTATCGCCATCTTTATAATCGGGAAACAAGCTTATAATACCAAGATTTACTAGCTGGTTATAAATGCCTGCTCTGCCAGCGGTTGATGCACTCCATATAGGATGGCTTTCCGGCATTGAGAAAGCTGTATTAAGTATTTTATACTTACCGTTTAAGGTGGCAATTATGATCTCGCTACCCCACGTATCGGCATACTTTCCACAATTATTTTTTACCTGATCCATAGAATAAGCAATAGAAAAATATAAACCAGCACCATACATTTGATCCGTGTCTGTTTCCGCATGCTTTTCAAAAGTTTTTGTAGAAGATATATGCTTTTCTTGCGTTTGAAAACCATTTTTCAATATGGAATCTACGCCATCTTTGCTTGTCGCCTTAGCTAATATTATTCCAGAAAAACTCATTACTTTTTACCCCACAAACTACCGGCTCCTTTTAAAGAAGCATGCATATTTTTCTTATGTAAATAAGCATCTTTTGCCATCGCAAGTAAAGACTCTTTGTCAAGACTATTTATTAGCTTCATATTTGGAAAAGATAAATTAATATTAGGTGCAAGTATAGCATCTTTAAGAATAGGGAAAATATCAGCATCGCTTATCTTATTGCTTAAATATCTAGCATATATATTTGCAAAGTCATCTTGAACACTCCAATCTTGATCAACATCATCTTCCTCTCCACCTTCTTGACCAATATCACTTAGTTTATCTTCCAAATTATTAGACAGGTCTTCTAATTCAACTTCTAGTTCTTCTGCTTTTTTATAATCTTTTATCGCATATGCTTGATCTATTTGCTGACTTAGGGACTGGAATCTAGCACGTTCAGAGCTGTCAGCCCGCAAGAAGTCTAAGCCTTTAGAGTTTTCAAAAATACTTGGTGACTTGCAACTAACTAACCACTGTTTAAAATTCATATTATTCCTAGTACTGTAAGTATAATTTTTCTAAAAATTGCTTCGTAGCTATCTGGTATTATTACATTCTAACCATTGATTAAATTGCATAAAAACCCTTAAATTGTAGATTATACTGACAATCTATATATAATAAAATTTAAAAAAAACAATATATATAATGTAAATAAACTTTTAATAAAAATGCTTAGGAGCTAAAGGCAATTCATTGCATTCCACTTATGGACTGTTTCCTTGCCAAATCCATATATGAGTGAAATTCAATTTGAACACAAAGTATTATGGAATCAGAAAAAGTCTTATGCAGAAGATATAATTTCCGAATACGTTAAATCTCTTGAAGAAACTACGCCTTTGCCTTTGGAAGAGGAAGTTAGCCCGCCTCCATCACATCCATTAAGACCTTGTGGGCAAATAGCAGACTCAGAAGAAATGCTTACAGATGACTGCAGTTCGGCACAAGTTTTTCAAAAAATTACATTTGCAACAGCAGAAGAAATCCATGCAATGCAGTCAAATGATAATCGAGACACAGTATCGCCAACAAATTCATTCTTTGTTACTTGGTTTATTAATTGCGACGGATACGACGAAGGCGATTCATCTCGTGCATGTGCCAGCCCTCCTGAGCATGTACCAGTAATAACATGGCTCCCAATGACACCAATACCAATACCACCAAAACCACCAAACCCAAAACCATTCTGTCCTGGAGGTTGTGAGGGATGGTACAGACCAGGATATGGACAACCGTGCGTGTACAGCAGCAACACTCCGCCTGGTTTTCCGGATGTTTATACAGGACCAGATGGAGAATACAACTGCAATAAGCATGCTCCTAATGTAAGCCAAATGCTGACAGAATTCTCTGATGATCTTACTGTCGACTCTGTTTTACGAATTTTAGATAACTCCCCGAACTCACCTGACGTTGACGACGAATACCAACCAACAAGATTAATGTTTGATGGGTGTTTTGATCCTGCAACCGATACCATGGAAGCGAATTGCTACCACAAGTTTGGATTTGGTGAGCAGACTTATAACAAGAGAGCAACAACGACAATGACTGTTGGACCTGATTATCCTGATCCTATCACTCCAACTACACGCACGCCTATTATTGTAAACACAACTCATGACTCACCAGTTATAACAATAACTCCGCTGCCGAGACAAAGCCCATTACCACCAACACCGCCATCAGGTACAGTACCAGACCTGCCTCCTAAAGAAGTACCAGAACGATGCTATCTTTGCCCGCCGCAGGCCGAACCGAAGTGCATTCCAAGCACTTGCAGACCACGTGGCCAGCGTAGGGGTCTTGTAGGACGTTTGTTTTTCTCCAGAGCAACGAACAATGGTGCTCCTCCGCCCCCATATCCAGCAGCAAACGGCTACAAACCACCATGTTGCTGCCGTAGATGCGATGGTGCTCGTCCGCCAAGACGTCGTGGATGTGTAGGATGTGCTCCTCCTGCACGTAAGGGACGCGGAGGCGTCTATAAAAACTAACATAGAAAGAAATTAAATGACAAAAATAGCCGGATCGTGCCCGACAGCATTCTTGCGTGTTGGTCTTAAGGTTACAGGAGAAAATGTACCAGCAGACACACACATACTGTCAATTGAAAGCTGTAACAGTTTCACAACAGACAATGACATGCCTGAAACTGGAATAAAAACTTTCTATTTTGAAAATGCTAGCACCGATCCAGAAGATAGAGTTCCATCAGATCTTAGTCCTGCTGAATACACAATAGACGGAAAAGGACCGCTTATGTATGCACAAGGACTGCTTGATGCACACTTTAAAATCGGAGACAAAAGAAGAATCGATAAAATTAGAGTAAACATTACAGGCATGACTGTTTACTGGGAATGTACAGCAGCAGACATGAATGGACCCTCATATGATGTTAAAGGAAATCTTATACGAGCAAATGGAAATAGAGTATGGACAAGGAAAGACGCTAGTTATCGTCCTGACAAATTCTCATTTAATCTTTCAGATATTGGAGAATTAGCCATAATAGATCAAAAATTTGGCGACAAATCTTGGCAAGGTACAGCAACACTCGTTCCTGGATACTTAGTACAAACAAACCACACAACCGTATCTTATATTCTTGATAATAATGACTTGCCAGGACAAGGAACATTCAGAGACATTTCTTGGACTGTTTTGAACGTTAAAGTTGGAGCAACTGGAGCACCTGAAATAACTCCGTTGTCTGGAGGGGACGGAGGAGACAAAGGTAGTGGAGCAGAACTTGACGCTCTTGTACCTGATACATCGCCTGTTACGCTAGTTAATGACCAACCAGTAGTATCAGAAGAAGACATCTGGACTAGTGAAAACTGGATCGGGCACGTAACTGACGTAGGCTCATTTACTGGCAGCGAGAGCTTCTACGGCACATTTGATCAGTTTGGCAATGTAAATGAGTGGACCGGAGAGGTTATCGAAATTAAACTTAATGGTGTAGCTACTGGTTTCACGGGAAGCACTGTTAATATCAGCATATATTCCTCCCTCTGGAGTTACAGCAGACCCATGGTCGAGGAGCAGGACCCTCGTTACGGGGGTTACTACATCGGTTTTCGCCTCGCAAGTTCATCAATGGAAGAACTCCCTGACATGGTGCCGGTTGGCAATCCTGGAAACGCCGCCAAAGAAAGTGGCTTACTGGTCCCTTGTGGTAACAGCTTGTCACCCTCGCAGGCTTTGCAGGCACGGCGGGATGCCGCCATCCTCGGTGCGGCGTACGACTCTTCTTCGGTTTGCGGGAACCCGGCACGAGATGCGGGTTCCGTGTCATACGAATACCAGATCGGCAAGTACGCAGTGACGGTCGATCAGTACACGGAGTTCTTAAATGCGGTAGCTGCCACTGATCCCGTTGGTGGTCTCTACAGTACCCTAATGAACACAACAGTCTATCAAACATCTTATATACCATCAATCAGCCGTTCTGGTACAAACGGCGGCTACGTATATGCCGTTTTGAACAGTGCTGGTAACCATCCGGTCGAGTTTGTTAGCTTTGATTCATGTGCGAGATTTTGCAATTGGATGAGTAATGGCAAACCGAGCGGAGCACAAGACGGAACGACAACAGAAAACGGTGCATACAATTTTGATGAGAGTGCATTGGACCAATACGGTCAACCTACACTACTAAGTGTATCAAACTTAATATATACCGTCAACGACATAAACCCAAATACGGGTTTAGCTCCTACGTATCGGATGCCAACTATAGACGAGTGGTACAAAGCTGGGTACTACTCACCAAATCGCTGTGGATCTGGCGTCGGCGGATACTGGTCTTTCGCCACACAGAGTGAAACACCTCCAGGCACAACGATTGGAAGCGATTCTAATCAAGCCAACTATCTACCGAAACAATTTCCGTTACAAAGGACGTGTCCGAATTGTTGTGCCCCAGAAGTTTGCATCGTTGATAGTTACGAACCATCCATAGGAACCCACACCTATACATGCGGCACAGATCCTGGAGCCCCTCCAACAACTCCTGTTGAAAATTGTAAGTGTCAGGTTACAGCAGAACCAGATGGCTCTTGGTTTACTCACAATTTTATACGCCCTATTGGAATAAAGTCCTTGACATTCACATGCGGTGGTCAAATTGAGAACCCGAATGTATTTCATATATGGGCTGATGATTTTCAGGTTTGGACTGGATCGCAAGAAGAAGAAGGGTATGTAATAGCTCTACCTTTTGAAACAAAAACTATTCGACTCATGATAGAAACACAAGCAGATCCAAGGTGTGCTGACAACTGCTCTACCTTTCATTTTAATGTTGATGTTAAAGAAGATCAATTTACGCATGGAGATTCAACAGAAAATAATACTCAACCCGAAGATCCTGTTCAAGCTTATGTTAAAAGCGGTTCTGGAGTTGTGTTTGGAAATATAACAGTATCTTCTGGTGCGATAACAGGCGTAGGCATTATCAGAGGAGGTGCAGATTATGGAAGTGGATCAAACATTTCTTTTACAACTTCAAATGGTTCTGGAGCCACAGCAACAATTGTTACTTCTTCTGGTATTGTTACTAGCGTAAATATTACAAATGGCGGCAGTGGCTACATCTCTACTAACGATCCTGAAGTTTCTGGGTACATTACAGCATCTGTGGTTGACGGTGTAGGAGCAGAATTCTTTGTAGTTGTAAGCCCAGAACCTAGTACATCCATCAGCGGCGTTAATGTTGTAGGGTTCGGGAAATATGATCCTAAAGGAGGCACAGGGTATGGAAATGGATCAAAAATTATTTTCACAGCTTCAAATGGTTCAGGTGCTACGGGTATAATAAACACAAGCAACGGCGTTATAACCGCTGTAACTGTTACAAACGGCGGCAGCGGCTATAGCCATAGCTCTGGAGGTGTTATACTGGATGTTGGCACAATAAAAAGCACGAGTGCTTATGGCACATTCGATCAAGGTGGAAACGGTAGAGAACTTACAAGCACATGGGAAGGTGTAAATGCCATATTAATTCTAAATTTCGAGGACGAATTAACGGATAACAGTTATTTTGGTTTGGAAGTATTGGGATACAACGGATCAATTGGCAGTCCAATAAGTATTACAACTAGTGCTGAAAAGAAATTTGGTGCATCTGCTATGGCTTGTTCTGGCAATTTTGCGTATATCGCGGCAAACGAAGTTTTTGATTTTGGAATAGGAGACTTTACTTTAGAAGCATGGGTTTACCCAACATCTCAAACTTTAGTAGGAGGCTTGTTCAGTGTAGGAGAGTATAACGATGGTATCCTTTGGAGACACGGGAGCAATTCAGATTCTTTATATATCAGTGGGAATAAATCATTTACGGGATCTTATAATAGAAGTGGTGCTACGATTACAATCACGTATGTAGGAGATACAAGTGAAATTGGAGGCTTTGCTGATCCTATCGCTGAACGCTCCCACGGATTTTCAGTTGGTGGTAGCGTTACAATAACAAGGCTTAAATATGCACAGTGTACCGCTTGTCTACACGATGTTACAATAACCTATACAATACTTACTGTTACGGATACGGCTTTTACAGTTGCACAATCCGCACACTTCAACGATAGTGATGGTTGTAGTACGTCTGGTTATGCAGAAATAACAGGAACAAGCGTTCTGCATTATGATTGGAACGCTGAGGTTCATGCTCCCGTTGGATCATGGACGCACCTTGCATTAGTAAGAAATAATGCTTGGCTTGTAGATGAAAATACTAACAATTACCGCATATATGCGAATGGTGTAAATGTATACGAATTCTTCAACAACACGGTAATAACGGATCCAGATTCTCCAGCCACACACGACCTTACTATTGGTGCCGGTCGACACAATTTAGCCGAAGTTTTTAATGGATATATTGATGATGTTCGTATATCTAGCAGTGCTGTTTACGTAGAAGATTCTTTCGATGCTCCAGAACAGTTAGAACAAGATGCAGAATACATTGTAAGAGGAGTAGGTCTCACAGGAGGAAGAACTTTATTTCCTAATAAACGATCTTTATATGAAATTGAAGACAACAGACCAGATAAAAGAACTAAAGTTTTTCGATCTACCAATAAACATGAAATATCATGGGATATAGAAAACCTTTCAACATTTAGAATTGCAAGTTTTCACAAAGATTTTTATGATGGAAACGCATCGCTTAAATTAGTAAATCTAATTGACATTGATGAAGCAGGTAACAATGCTGATGTGGTGGAAAGCAGGTTCGGAGATGGCTTGTTATCCACAAAAGCACTTAAAAAGAATTGTGGTAATGTACATTATGATTTTTATATTAGTGCTTTGAATATAACTGTAGAACAATATATGCTTTTTTTACAGGCTAATGTAATAGACGGCAGCATGCAACGCATAGTAGACCTAGATCTTATTCAAGATCAAGAAGGTGCAAATCCAAACTTATCCGGTCAATGGTTAGGAATATATTTTGATTCTACACTGGATATTTTGCAAATTAGAAGCGGAATGCACAAAAAACCGATAGCAACGAAATGGCATGCAGCAGCACGGTACTGCAATTGGATTCACAATGGTGCACAAACTCCCGCCGTTTACACGATAGTTCTGACAGGCACCACAACAAACGGGAGCAGCTCTGTAATTTTTACAGCGGATACAGATCCTGGTGTTCTTGATGTTTGTATTGGAATGCTAATGACTGGAACGGGAATAGATACCGGTGCCTCTGTTATAGACATACCAGATTATGAGGATGCAACAATTATTATGTCGGCACCTGCTACTGCAAGCGGAACAGTTAGTATAACTTTTCATGCTGACACAGAAACTGGTTCGTATATTTTCCCAAATACTTCGTATTATGGAGAAATGTCTATTGAAGTTATGAGCGATTGCTGGATTCCTACAGAAAATGAATGGTATAAAGCAGCTTATTACAAAAACGGAGTTGGTGGAGACGAAATGAGATATAATAGAGGTTATTTTAACTATGCAACTGCATCCAACACGCCTCCAGCAGGATATTATGTTCAAGAAGGAACTTTTAATGTTCAAAACAATACTTGGTCTATTCCTTAACTACAGATTTCTGCGAAATTCAAAGAAATTCTGATAACAAATTTTAAATTTTATTTATAAAATAATATATAATGTACTAGGTATTTCTTTGAAAGGATTTTAAAATGTCAACACAAACAACTGAAGGTACTGGTCCTGGCTCTGTCGAGCTACTAAAACCAAGAATATTAAATGGTGTCGTTAAAACAGTTAATTTGGCAACAGATGCTGTTGTAAATGTAGACGTCGCAGATTCAGCGATTTCAACCGCCGAATTAGCCGCTCTAGCCGTTACAACTGCTAAATTAGATGCTCTAGCCGTTACAACTGCTAAATTAGATGCTTTAGCCGTTACGCAGGCGAAGATAGCAAATACCGCTCTATCAAAAGCCCCTGTGGTTCTAAATACAGCGACTGTGACGCTTACAGCCGCCACACATGCTAATGTGCCGCTCGTTTTAACAAGAGCCGCAGGCGTTGTTGCAACGCTTCCAGCCGCATCTGGATCTGGTAATAATTATAAGTTTTATGTAGATACTCTTGTTGTAAGTCCTGGTACATACGTAGTTCAGGTCGCTAATGCTACTGACGTAATGACCGGAGTTGCTTTTGGTTCAGATGACGAGACACCACTGACTGGTACGCCTACAGCAATCGATATGTGGATTGCAGGTGGAACCGATGATACGATTACTATGGATGGCTCTACCAAAGGTGGTAGAAGAGGAAATTATGTTGAAATACTCGACATTGCCGCCGGATTATTCCATGTAAAAGCTGTTCTTACTCAGACTGCCACCGAGGTTACTCCGTTCAGTGCAGCCGTATCATAATAATTAGAAAAAATTAAACATTTTTAAAGCCCTTAATTGAAGAATTAAGGGCTTTTTTCTTTCGCTTCCAGCATTAATATATCATGAAAACATTTTATAATTGGTTAAAAATTAAAGAGAACGCAGGCGGTGATGCCATAGTAGGTTGCAAAGATAGAAGTAATGCTAATTTTCAAATTTGGGGTGCACTTTCTGATTTAAATTGTGGGAAAAAATCTATAAAAAAGAAAAAGAACGCTTCTTTGAAGAAAAACTGATACGAATATCATTATAATAATTAAATCATTATAATAAATAATATCATGGAAAATGCTGATGCTATCATAATAAGCGATATTCATTTGGGTAGTGATGTTAGTCAAGCAAAATTACTAACTACTTTTTTAGAAAAAATTGAAAAAGAAAACTCAACAAAGTGTATTATTTTGAACGGTGATTTTTTTGATAATATGGATTTTCGTCGTTTAAAGAAACATCACTGGAAAGTTCTTTCGCTCATAAGAAGTATGTCCGATCATATTAAGGTTGTTTTAATTTTGGGCAATCATGATGGTCCTGCTGAAGTTCTTTCACATCTATTAGGAATAGATTTTTTAGAGGAATATGTTTTTGAGAGCGGTGGCAAGAAAATTTTGGCTTTACACGGCGATAGATTCGATAGCGTTATAATAGACAGACCAATATTAGTATATTTTGCAGATAAAATATACAAGTTTATTCAAAAAATAGATAAGAGTTTTTATTTGGCTAAACTTGCCAAGAAAAGTAGCAAAACTTTTTTAAGAAATGCAGAAATTATAGAGAAAAAATCAACTGATTATATGAGAAAAATTGGCTGCGATATGGTTTGTTGTGGTCATGTGCATTATGCAGACGCAAAACCGCACACAGGTTACTATAATAGTGGAAGTTGGACTGAAATTCCCTGTAATTATCTTGTTGTAAAGGATGGAAAAATAGATTTATTTAATTTTTTCTAAACTATAATATGAAGCACAGAAAAGAAATAACTGCAATTTTCATTATTATTGCATTTTTTGTTGTTGGATATGTTTTAGGAACAACCATGTTTTGATTTAAATACAGCGATCCATCATGTTACGATGAAGATATATCCACCAAAGAAACAAATTCTTCAAATTTATACATTGGAAATTCATTTACATACTTGATTTTTACGTTTATTGGCGAATTTAATGTATCTTTAATTAGCCTAATAAATGCTTCCTCTTTGTCTCCTAAAGGTTCCGAAATTATCTGAGCTTCTAAATCATTTAAAGTAGTCTGAACTATCTTATACCTTTTAATTCCGAATACTTCATAATAATCTCTAGAACCAAAAAGAGGCCATTTTTTATCGCCATTTGGAAGAATAAACATGTTTCTTATTCTTCCATTAATTTTCTTAATAGCCTGTAGTTTTCTACCACATGTGCACTCACCAAGTTCTATGTGATCACCATGCTTGTATCTTTTAATGTAAGGGTTAGTAGTAGTAGTTATGATTATCCCGCCATCATAATCTACCTCTACTATTTGATTTTCCATAACATGGTGGAAATCAGAATTGTCAGGACATCTTATAGATATAGTCCCACACTCTTCACTAGAATACATTGAACCACCGGCCTCTCCTGTGCCTTTGTGGTCTATGAAATTAGGCATCTTAGACAAGTCTAGTTGAGTTAGTATAGATGGAGCACAATGCAGGTAATGAGGGTTTTTTTCTTCTAGCCAACATTGAAGTTCTGCTATAGTGGCGTAACCATTTATAAATGACTTGCCTTGTTCTTTATTGATAATATTAGGAATGCCCCAAGAATTTTTATCTTGTTTTTTATGACCAGGTTTTATTATAGCTATATTCTTTGTTGCGTCCCACTTTCTCCATCTAATTTCTCTTATATTTGTAGCAACATACCAAATATGATCAAGGATAGTTTTTTCTATAGTAATAGGCTCACCAGTAGATCCAGATGTTCTAGTAGAACATAAATATCTTTTCATTTTCAAAGTCTGAAGGTCGCTCCTAGTCATGACTTTAAAATCAGAAACATAATCGAAATTGACAACATGATTCCATTGTGAATCTTCAAATACTTCTAAAAGAAGTTGTACTTTTTCAATAATTTTATTACTATTAAACATATTTTATAATACTCAATTGGTAAAATTTTTTAAAAAAAATTTATACACAAAATATATATAAGATACATGTGATTAACTCAAGGAGGGCAGTTTGACAAATATTAATTACGTTCTATCCAAATTAAACACCAGCCATGAGCAAATCACCAATACAGTAAATGATTTATTCTACTTTACAGACGATAGATCTACGACCCTAGGCTGCGACTGTAATGGCCAAGAAGTTATGGCTGTAGCCAAACACACTAGTGGCGACATGATTCTCGCAGGAGAAGGTTTTTTAGACATACAACTTGATGGTGGCTGTTGTTTTAGCTATGTCACCAAAGTAAGCAGTTCAAACGTAACGGATGAAAGCTTTACAAAAACCAAATTTGACCTAAGTGTTTACACGCTAGGCATTCAATCAACTGGTAAAATTATAGTCGGTGGAGTGATTCAGCAGTATAATTCTGGTGCTGGCTGGGTTGATCTGACGCCAGGACAGAACTGGGGACTTGCAAGATTAAATGCAGATGGAACTTTTGATTCAACTTTTGACACCAACCTAAACAACATAATTAATAGTGGTGCAGACCATGTTGTAAATAAAGTTGTTGTTCTTTCGGACGACTCAATCTTAGTTTGCGGCAGATTTGATTATAGCGTAGACTCAGACCATACAAGACTAATTAAACTAAACAGCGACGGTACTCTAGATGAAACATTTACCAACAATGTTTTAGGAAGCAATTTTGATGTTTCTGCTATTTATGATATTGCTATTGATTCATCAGCAAAAATTATTGTAGTAGGCGGAAAAAGTAACAACACAGGTTTTATAGCCAAACTAAACGATAACGGAACAACTGATGGAAGTTTCACAGCACCCACTGTTATACAAACGGGAGCTTATGACTGCTTTTTAAGAACTGTGGAAGTGCAGAGCAATAATAAAATTATCATCGGAGGCGTATTTGATACTATCATTTGCGGTGTAGATTCTCACGCTGCTATTTCTATTGCAAGATTAAATTCCATTGGTAATTATGATAATACCTTCTCCCAAACAGGAGCGGGACTTCAATATTATAGCAACCCAGATAATGATGATGGTTTTTATTATCCATACGTTTCCCAAATTAAAGTTCAATCAGACGACAAGCTAATTGTTGTTGGCGACTTTAACTCATACAACGAAAGTACAAGAAACTACATATGCAGATTAAACATTAATGGTAGTTTAGACTCATCTTTTGGAAATCCAACAGATTTCTACAATGATAATTCAAATACTTACCAACAAGGAATCGATAATAGTAGTTATTACAACTGTATTTATGATATTTATATTGTTTCATCTAGTGAAATATGGGTTGGTGGCTATTTCATACAACCAAAGAGATATTATGCAAAACTTAATGGATCAGGAGTTGCAAGCTTCGGTAGTCCATTCAAGATTCGCACAACAGGAATCAGCGATAGTAATTTTGATATGTATGATGGTGCTAATTATTATAACACTGATTTAACACAACCTTATAGCAGTATAGATGGTGGCGAGGGAAATAGCGATCTATCCATTCCATCAACACACACGCAAATGACAAATGACGTTGCTGACAATCCCGAAGATTCAATGGGATATGCTTATATACCTAGTAATCCTGACGGAAGTGTAGAAGACGGGACAAGTTACTTCGGTGCTGGCAGCAGCTACTTTACAAACATGTATCCCGGAATGTTTGTTTTGGTAGCTACAAGCGTAAATGTTGATGAATTCTCTATAACAGGAGACATTGGTGCAGATGGCGATACCACTTATGCCGTGGACGCTCTTTCATTAACATCAAAAGGAAATCTATACTCTGTATTTGTTAAAACTGTTGAAGCAGAGAATAATGAAACCGCTCCTACTCACTTGATAATAGTGCCCGGAACTAGCGAAGGAATAACTCACTCCTATGACACATCAACCGAATATGATGACCATGCCGTCGAAGGAATAAGCGGTAAGACAGAGTTGTATGCTTTAACTGTTTCTAAGAAAGATGGAACTCTTTTTACAACAGAAGAGTACACAGACTTATCCCAAAAGTTCTTAGATACAATCAACGCAACCGTACCCGTAATTGTTGAGACTTGTGGGCAACCATGCGGATCAACTGGATTTAGCTGTTTAAAAAAGTCAACATGCTCATGCAGAAAATGGAAGATCTTCTATCCACGATGCAGCAGGATTTTACAAGCACTAGGAACCTGTAGTGGTCGATCTGGTGCTTGGGTTCCTGCTGTTACTATTTGTAATCAAAGACTATTCTAAATAAAATTTGAATTATATGGAAATAGAAAAAAATACAGAGTATTGGGATAATCTGAGCCCTCCCCTATGTCCAAACGAATACGAAATTAGTTTGTATAAAAAGTATGTTAAAGGGTGCTCCCCAGTATGCCTTTTAGGTATGACTAAAGACATGCAACCACTTTGTGATTATATGGTCGAATTGCATCCTACAAAACAATCGAAACCAGTAATCGAAAAAAATTGGAATGAATTTGAAGAATATGCTGATGCTATAATTGGAGATGGAGTTATAAATCTGGAGGGAATGCAATTAGTAGAAAAGATGCTGAAGCGATGCAACAAATTAGTTTGTAGGGTTTTTCTTAAAAAATTCTCTTGGATGAAATACGCAACACACTTTCCCCAAGAATTTCCAAATGCCAAGATAGTTATCTCCACTCAACAAGATGTTGCTATGGTCGTTTGGGAGTTAAACTGATACGAATAATCTATCCAACATTAAACGTCCACCTTTTCTTGCCACAATCATAAATTCTTGCCAAGCCCCTCTGTACCGCCCATGTGTGCTCAGTTAATTCAGCAGGACAATTAGTAATTGACTTCTTCTGACTTTGCTTGCTCAGTCTTTTTCTAGGATTTTTAATTTCTACATAACTATAGTCTGCACCATATTCTTCGTCTAAAATAAATCCCATTTTTTCATATACACGACCTAAACTCCACCTGTTATCACTGAAGCTAATTACTTTTTTATATCCATGGATTTTTGCCCACTCTAAACACTGACAGAACAACTTACTTGCTCCACCAACAACATTAAAACCGTCCTTGAAACAAAGACGATCTAATGTTATTTCTTTTTTAGAAATATCTGTTTTTCTAGTATGCCTTCCTAAACTCATAACAGCACACAACTCATCTTGAAAAAATAAACCAAAAAATACCAATCCAAGACTATTAGATCCCTGTATATGATAAGAATCAAAAAACCGTCTCGCCTCTTCTTTTGAAATTTCTACAACCTTACACTTTCTAGCAAAAACCTTATTATTGTATATTCCCAAAATAGACTTAATATGAGACTTACACTGATCTTGTCTCGATTTCCACTCATCTTCAAATATAGTTAAAAGCTGTACATCCTTCTTAAGACAATTTTTATACTTGCCAATATGATACGTACGATCTCTAGGCTCTGGTGATGTATCGTTGTGCCAATATAAGCCACAATATTCTATTCCCACCTTCTTGTCTTTATCTAAAAGGTCTATTTCTTTATTTTCTAAGATTTCATAGTCAGATGAAAAATTAAACCCAAAACTATTAAGCCATTCTTTTATTTCATCTTGTGTTTTGCCATATTTATGATTTGGAAAAGGTGAGCCATATTTTTCTATGTTGGTGGCGACTACTTTACTTCTACATTCCTGAGTCTTTGAATAATGACTAACTTTATAGTTTCTCTGTATGGTATTCCTTTGTTTTTCTTGAACTTCTTTTCTTTGAAAACTATTCTCAACACCATACAAATTAATATTCTGCCTCTTTATTTTGTCCTTTATTTCTTGTGACTGAAAAGGATTCTCAACTCCATATTTTTCTAAACATGTACTCTTTTGTTTTTTTCTTATTTCTTCATTTTGTGTAGGATTAACAACACCATATTTTTGCAGATTAGAATCTGCTATTTTCTGTTTTATCTCTTGTGATTGAAATGGATTATCACAGCCATATTTCAAATTAAATACTTCTTTTTTCTTCTTCTGTACACACTCTTTTTTGCCACAAGAATCTTTTTTTATATGTTTGTGGGATCTTTCAAGATTAGATATAGTTCTTTGAAATGGAAGTCCACAATAATCACATGAACAGTCGATTTTTAGCTTTTTAGAAGAAAATTCGAACTCTGTGGGGTCTTTTATCATAACGTTATATAGTATCACAGCTTATGATTGAATCAATAGGAGTTGGTGCAGAAATAAATGATTTGATTTAATTGAGTAGGGATGGTTTATCTTGAAAAAATAAATCTATTTTATATTTGTTCTTAAATTCTTCCTTAGAATATTCGTCTGCCTTTGATAAGTTTTCAAATCCTTTCATTGGTCTCAAATTATCTAAAGCATTAATTATCTTTAAGTCTAATATATCATGATCTAAAAATGCTTGAATAGGCGTAATGTGGTCAACGTGCCACTCTTCATTTTTAAGAGCTTCATAGTCAGGATGATTTAATATGTGTGCTTGCAACTGCTGTGGCGTGTAACCTAATAATTCGTGCGTATGACGTGTTTTACATTGTCCTGTGGCATCCATAAACCGTTTAATATATTGACCACACATTTTACGGAATCTTTTTCTTAATTTAACAGCATCTCTATCAGGATCGTACATATAACAATTCTCTCCTGATACTTTTGCATTTCCACACTTTTTACAGTTGGGACAACGTCTAAAGTTACAAAGATAAGCTTCCCAATCATTTCCACATTTACAAATATATTTTATTCGAGTTCTTTTTTTATGAATCCATGATTTTATAAGTTTGCAACCATTTTCATCACATACTTTTTTAATTTCTTCATCTTTAGTTTTAAATTTATCAGAAAGAATTTTAGGCATACAATATTTTTGACATTTTTCGCCTTTTTTCACATGAGACAGACGTAGTTTAACTTTATTTCCACAAACACAAATGCACTCAAGAGGAGTATTATTGTTTACATAGTCTTTTTCCAATAACTTAAGTCCATTTTGTTCAAAAATAATTTTGACATCTTCATAAGAAAGTTTATTGGATCCACCACTAGGCATTTTATTTGTCCTTTTTTTGGTTTTTACGTTTAATTTAGTATAGTAAATTCTACAAAAAAACCTCGACTGTTTCCAGTCGAGGTTTAGTTTTTATAGCGAACAAATATTCATGCCTATATCACAAAATTAGCGATAGATAATCTGGCGTAGAATTTTGCCCCTTCCCTTAATAATTTTTTTCCGTAACGAGTCAAGATTCCCTTGCGTGGGCAGAAGGATTCTGGGTCAAGAACCACTGGAGTCTGGGTGAGTGGCACGTATGGGCAGTAGAAATATCCGCTGTCCATGTAGCTGTCGCCCTTATATCCCATCAATACCTGATTGCTTGGGAATAGTGGATCCTTGTAGAGTCTCCATCTGTTATTGACAGTACCAACATACTGAACACCGAGTGAGCTTGTGAACGTCTCACTTGGGGCTGGAGCGAAGCCGGCGGTTGCCGTCTCAAATATTGAGGCAACTTCTGGGCTTGTTACGAGCCAATTGGCACCACCACGTAATGTCTTACGATGAATTACGTTGCTGATTTCGACAACCTTAACATATAGTGATTCATACTTCTCTTTGATGGTATCACCAAGAGCGGTATTGAAATCCCAAGCTGATACGGTACCAGCATTGTTACGAAGATCGGTTAGAACTTCACGGTCGATTTCAAGGTTAATTTCCTGAGCTAGAACAGCAGTCAACTCAGCTTCAGCATCAAGATTGTGCTGTGAGCGTAGATCTTGCTGAGCTTCATAGCTCCACACAGCTTTTAGCTTGCGTGTTTTTGCAGCAATTTCTTCTGACTCAATAACTAGGTTGATTTCTGGTAGATCCTGATTACATTCCATATTGTATTCATAGCTGAATACAAGATGATTATCTCCTGCAACACCGGTCCACACAACTGTTAGTTCGCCCGTTGTTGTGTTAACGCTTGATCCAGCAGATTGAGCTTTAGGATTTGGACTACCAATATCAGTAAATGTAAAAACGCCAGCCGCTGATACAACAAACGTCTGAATTGCAGTAGCATTATCATAAACAGTACCAGTGATGGTTCCTGCTAGGATTGGAGTGTGTTCAGTTCCGGTGTACACAACTGTGGTTCCGGTGCCTGTATCCGTATTGGATACTTCATTCTGAACGAACTGGCTGCTATAGAAAATATCTAAATTGGCAGTACCGTCTGCCAACTGCATCAAGCTGTTTGCATCATCAGTTGGGAAACCGTTCTTGTCAGCACCTCGAGTTGCACCCTTATTGCTACCATATCGGAATCGGAGATAATACACTAGACCTGTTGGTCCGAGTAGTGGCTGAACGCTAACAATTTTGTTAGCGATAAGCTGTGGATAGATACGACGAACGAGTGGTATACTGATTCGTTTGAACTGAGCAACGTCACCTGTGTCGGTGCTGGCTTCGTTCATAAGCCTTTGATTTTCGAGTAGAACCGCTGTAGCAGATCGAGTGAACCTGTCTGTAATGCCTTCGAGGAGACCTGTCTGCGCCCAGCGAGATTCTAACTCTTTTGCTTCATTGAGAAATTGCGAATTTGCGTTCATATTTTCCTTATAATTTATATGAGTTAAATTTATTGAGCTTGTTTCAATCCTGATAGGATCAATAATTGATCTGCACCAGAATTATTATTATTGGGTGATGCGTATTCCGATACGACTTCACCATCACTTGTTCTTCCTCTCCCCGTTACATTCTTTGCTTTTTCAGTTCTTTCTTTCTGTTCGTTAACGACAGCTTCCTTTTTGCTTTCCACGACAGCTTTTCGGCTTTCGTTGATTACTTCTTGAGCGTGTCGTACGGTTTCATTGAGCTTGGTATTTTCTGTTGAAACTCTGATGTTGCGGGCTTCCATGATTCGAAGCTGTCCTTTCATTTCTTCTATCTTCTTATTTGCTTCTTCAACTTTATTTGAAGATACAGCAGCAAAGTCATCGTCAGACAGGTAGTTTGCAGTTATGTCTACAATTTTGTTAAGAGCGACTTTATGTTCTGCCATACGAGGATCATTTACGATCTCAAGTTTAGCTTGTTCATAAATCTCTTGACCTTTAAACTGTAGGAACTGGTCGACTTTGTCTACGATATATTCTTTCATTTCGGAAAGCTTTTTGTCATACTCTTCGTACATTTCTACTTCGAGTGTTTGATTCTTTCCCTTTTCTTGGGTGAGCATTTCGTATGCTTCTTCGTATCCTTCTTCTAATGCGGCTTTATATTCTTCGCCTTGAATTTCTAATCTGTTTCTAAGATCTGCAATAATTGCATATGCTTCTTCATATCCAGCTTCTGCAATTTTTTCTGCTTCGGCTACTTCGCTGGATAGGTCGCCATACGCTTCTTCAAGTTTCTCGTTGAATTCTGTTTCTAGATCAAGCTTTGCTTGTTCCAACATTTGTTGAACGGCGGATGAAACCTCATTGATTTCATTTTCTGGCAAAAGTTTTCTTAATGCTTCTACAATCTTTTCCATATTAGTCTAACCTCGCTTTAATGTTTCTGTTTTTTGTTCTATTATTCCGCCCAAGCAAGCAATGAGTGCTTCTTTGTTAACTTTATGTATGCAGCTCGAGTCAATTTTTTCTGCTTTTTTTGTTAATTGAAGATCTTTGTTTGCATGTGCTTCATAATTTTCTTTTTTCCCTACTACTTTTTCTTGAAAAGCAGAATATGTACTTGGATCAGCTACAGCATCAAACGTGATGAGTTTATAACTTTCTCCAATTATTAAAATACCATTATCATCATTTTTCCCATTCCCTACCCCACGGCTACTGATTCCTATTCTAACGCCATCATTTAGCAATCCTTTTAATATTCTACCGTGTGGTGTGTTCAGTATCTCTCCTTGTCCCATGAGGCTATTACCTTCCCACCATAGCTTAGTAATTATGTGGGAACATTTTTCAAAATGAATAATACTATCTGCTGGGTGGTCTAATTCACCTACAAGTCCTCTTGCTTCGATTATTGGTATTAGTTTTTTAACATTTTCATCTAATACAGCATATGGGTATATTCTTTTGTTTTTATTAACAGCCTCTGCTTCTTGGAATTTACCTTTAAAAACGGTTGTGCCTTTTTCAGTGGACTCATTTAAGTCCAGAGTAAAGCCAGAATTGCAGCAGCAATCTACGAAAAGTGTTTGTTTTTGTTCCATTAACGTACTCCTTTTTTTTATAAATTACTCTACGTCTTTGGGTGTATTTTTTCCTACTTTAGCATAAGGATTACTCAAATTTGGCCATGTGTCATTTGATTGATTCTGAGCGAGTTCATCACCATCATCAACAACAGACTTTTCTTTCATTTTATATGTATCGGATTTAGGAACATATGGATTATCTAGTGTTGGCCATGTGTCATCGCCTCCACAATTGCTCCATCCATCATTTTTCATTTCATCATCAAGATTACCATGGTGACTTTTTCCATCACTCACAGGTGCTGGGCTTTTCCAGTCACCGTTGTACAAACTTGCTACAGCATCTGATTTTGCAAGTTTATCAACATAAGGATGATTTCCTGATACGGAATGATGAGGTTTCTCTTCGACATCCCAATCCTGTGATGCTCCATCGACATTTGCCTCAGAGAAATATGCCAAATAGTCTGTCATTTCTTCTGCGAGTTCAAGATCGATTTCGCTTTCTTTTTTAAGTACAGAAACGCATCTTTCGAGAAGACCTTCAATCTCTTCTAGTTCTTCTTTGTCTTCGGCTTCTACAGCAAAAGCATGTACTTCTCTCAAAGCGTTAAACAGGTCTTCAAAAACCTTTAGTTCTTTTTCTTCTGATTCGTCTAATTTGACATAAAACTGTTCTACAACATTTTTAAAGTCATTATAAGCATCTTCGCAATCTTTGCATTCGCTTGTTACATCTTTTGTTTCTCCGGCTAATTTGCTTATATTTTTAACTCTGTCTGCATATGCATTGTGTGCAGTTCGCAGCACAGCTTCTGCCATAAACAAGCAAGTTTTATCATCAAAGTTTTTAATATTTGCTGATTCTAGTGCCTTTGAAATTTGTGTAGCTAGTTCCGACTCTGTCATATAGATCATTTCAGGCCAACGAGTTACAATAGCTTCCAATGTACTTTCTAGCGAAGTGTTGTCTGATATGTTGTTATATCTTTTTAGATCTGCCATAGCTTTGATAAAATTCTGATCTTCTTTTATATTCTTCATTTTGCTACGCATGCACTTTACTTCGTGATCCATTGTGTCCCAATTAAAAGAAAGAATCTTTCCTTCATTTCTTTTAGAGGTTGTTGGCACTGATAGCGATGATATTTCTCCATTTTTATCATGTTTTACGAAGGACTCAGTCATAACAGAACCGAATTGTTTGTAATTAATATAATTAGTTACATTTTCAATTATTGTGTTCCATTCTTTCATATGACTTTTCTTGATTTTCCTTGCATAAACACGTGCTCTGCTGTTTGTCGTGCCGCCCAACTTTCTTTTCGCAATAGCTCTTGCTCTGGCGAGTTGCTTCTTCTGTGAAGGTGACATTCTGGAAAGTGTCATTTTCCTAGCTCTGGTTCTTTTAGCAACCGTTGAGCGTGACTGGCGCTTGTGCCATAGTTCAGAACGTTTACCGGTTGGTCTTGATGTTGTAACTTTGAACGCTGCTTCGTTTAGGCTTCTTTTAACAGCGGGTGTATTTATGTACTGCTCAAACTTTTGATTGGCTTTGTTTTCATCATTGCTTATAATAGATTCCACCATTTGCGAGATGATTTCTCTTGTATTCTTTCTTTCGCCTTCTTCGTCAACAACAAGTTGCTCTATATTTTCTAATATGATGCTATTATCTTTTATGGTATATGTTGCATGAATGTAAGTACCATCTTGTACTTCATATGTTACTTCGGATTCTCCGAAGGTAAACAGTTTGATGCTTTCTACGCCTAGTGCTTCGGCCAAAACATCTTGAGCCTCAACCAATTCTCTCTGAGCGTTTGTAAGTGACTGTTCTTCAAGATTCTTGAAGACATCGAAACTAATTAGTTTTCTTTTCATAGGTCAATTGACTCCCTGTATTGTTTGATCCGAATGAGTTATATATATATTCAATGCAAATTTTTAACAAATAAAATATTTTTTTATATAATAATTTTTTATTAGTGACTAATACATAGATATACATCTAAGCTAAAAATTAGGAGAGTAATACATTGAAAAAATTTATAGATTACGTAAAACTACAAGAAATAAGTGCCATGAACATGGGCAAAGAGATGCTTGGAGGAGCGGGAAGCATTGGATTAGATGCAAGAACACAAGCTGCTTTAAGTGCTGCAATAGAGGCTTTTGAGTTAATACTTGGCGAAAGGCCGGGTGCTGCTATATCGTGGCTTAAAGCTCAAAGCAATAGTATTCCAGAGGTAAGAGATACAGTTGAAGCAATACTAAAGCAACATGACTTTGAGTCACTATCAGACTTAAGAACTGGCGTAACTCGTGGTGGCAAGCGTGTTAGCGGAATGATTACACAAGGTTTAGGTGATGTTTCTAAGGATCCTAATGCCAACCCAGCAGTTAACAATTATTAAACCAGTATTGGCGTGCTTTTATTAATATACTTTCTTCTAGAACGAATCCGCATTGATTTCCGACCAAGCAATCGACGTTGCAATGCGGGCATAATGCCGTTTCATTACGGTCTGTGTATTCTTTTACGTCTTTTGAATCAAATATTTTGCAACATGAATAGCATCCCACTAAAGATGATTGTTCTATCATTTTCCTATTTTTCATTGCTATTCTAGGAAAAATTTTTATCATCCGTTGTCCCCGACGCTATAATCTATATCTTCAAGGTCTTGTTCTGCTTCGTATCCTTGTAATTCTAGATCATATTTCTTTATATCGTCTTTTGATGGTTCTTCTAAATTAATTGGTTCTGGTGTTTGCTCTTTTTCTGGTCCTTGTGGTTCGTCGGATTGTTCATCAGGTTGTCCTTCGGGTTGTCCCTCGGGTTGTCCTTCTGGTTGTCCTTCTGGCGATATCATGGGATTCGGTCCACTTGGATCTGTGCCTAGTTCTGTTGAAGATTCTTCTTGTCCTGGTATTCCCACGCCTAGAAGCTGTGGATTTTGAGCCATAACTTGAAGTTTAAGATCTTCAAGTTTTTGTATTTTTAATCTTGCAATCATTTCTTCTGTTTCGTTTTCCCCATACTTTAGTATTTTATTTATTATGTCATAATCTGACATAAGAAGTGAGCTTTTTAGATTTGCTGCATTTCCGTATCGAGCGGTAATGACTTCTGATCGAGAGAGTTCTCTCCAATCGGATGGTGGCGTCATTTTTATTCTAATATCTTGATAAGATGATTCAGGAAAACCTCTTAGATGTAAATGCGTTTCAGCTATTGCTAAAAGTCCGTCTTCAAAATTGCTTTGTAATCTTTCTATCATTCGTGCAAATTTTACATCTTGCGAAGACAAAGTTATTCTTGTTGCAGTAGGATCTTCGTTATTAAAATAATTTTTAGGAAAGTTAAGTGAAGTAAGTAATTTATTTCTAAAATATATAGCATCGTCAATTTCTCCTAAGTTTTCAGCACCTGGAAGAGTTTCAATTCTAGTGTTGCTATTTGGTCTCGTTGGCAACCAATAATCTTCATCTTGTGCAGGAGGTTGCCATCTTTCGTCTACTTGATTAGCTCCTGCACTATTTCCTCTATTGCTTGTTACTTTTCTTTTGCGGAATTGATCTTTTACTCTTTCTAGGAAAGCTTCTGCTTTGAATGGAGGTAATTGCCCTACATCTATGTAAAAAACACGCCTCTCAGGGGCGCGGGTGAGCCTATAAATTACCATAGCATCTTCTAGCATTCTGAGGTTATGTGCTGGACCTCTTGCTGGTTCTACTAAAGACTGTCCGTATGGATAAAATGTTTTTCTATCATCTCCTATTTTAAAATGTACGATTTGATTTGTAGCAAATCGTATTGCTGTTGTGTTGTTTAGTTCTGTGTCATTGAATCCATCCGCTGATCCTCTTACTATAGCCTGATAGTCTGGTCCTTCTTTTGACTGTTGGTATTCTATTACCTTTCCTTTAACTGTTTCTATTTTGTACATTGTGTCGGGCGGTAGCGGTACAGTTTTGTATATTCCATCTTTTGGGCTATCAGGATTGATAATTATTTCTAGAAATAAATCTCCTGATATACACAAGCTCTTAAACCATCCCCATCCGTTTCTGTTTATGTTCAGCATTTTTCGATGAAGCATTAGAAATTCTATTTCTTTTTTAACTTCTTCATTATTTGCAACAACTTTCAGGATATTTCCTGTTTCATCTTTTTGGCAATTGTGAATTATTAAGCTATCTGTTGCAAAGCATTTGTGATTTTCTACAGAAAGATCATAAACAGGTTGCGGGTCTTCATTTTGATGTATTCCTACAATTTTTCTTCTATCTTCTAATTTGAATAAATTCTTTGTTTCTTGGTGTGAAAAGCCTTGTGCTTTTATCCAACTTTCTATGGTAAGCCAATCTTTTTTTATTTCTGCTACTATTTTTCGAACAGATATGCCTGCTCCGATCATTCTCATTGCTTTGCTTACAACTTCGCTTTTATAATCTGATTTTTTATTACCTGATTTCCAATCGTCTATAAATTTTCTTTCGTGAATCCATCCATGAGAAAAAGTAAACAATCTTGGGTATTGTTTTTGTCTTATTTTAGTTAATCTAAAATTTGCTGGCTTTCTATAAAAGGGCATTAACTCTTCAAATAGTTTTAATTCGCCAGCTTCTGCCCAAGTTCCATCTCTTTTCAATATTTTATGATCTTCGGTGCATGTTAAAGTAGTGCCATTGTCTAGCACAAGTGTTAGTGTTTTTTCTTCTTTTACTAATCTTGGAGAAAAAGCCCATCCTAATGAGTAGTCTTTACTTTCAAAATCATAGCAATAAACCAAGAATCTTTCTTTACCTTTTTCCTCTGCTAGTTCTTTTATACTAATCATTCCAAAAGGAGTAGCTACTTTTGTGTCTCCAACGACACATGCCTCATCAGAGAACACTGTCATAGCCATTTCTATTTCTGGTACGTTTCTTAGTCTTTCGTATTCTTTGTATCTCATCGACCGATTTGTGAGAGTGGTCGTATCGATCATATCATTCGTTTGACGCAATCCGGCTGTGCCCGAATTGGGACCGCTTCCAGCGAAATCGACGCCCATAGCATCCGGTTGTGCAATTCCAGCTCCTTGAAATTGATTGTTATCCTTTTGTTTTGACAAAGGATCCTGCTCACCGGCGTACGTGAACAGTTTAAAAAAATCACTCCATATGGGCATTGTTCTTCTCTTTTCTACAAAGTAAACAGACTTTTTGTTTTATTACTATTATAGTATGTCAATCTTTAATTTTGTCGGACATATATGAAAAAAATAATCATATTAAACAGCCATTTCTATTCAGGCAGCTCTGCTTTGTATGAATCCTTATGCGATATTGGTAATATTCAAGGTTATAAAAGATATAGGACAGAAAACAATTATTTAACCAATATAGATCTTCTTAGCCTTACAAAGCAGTTGCATAAAAAGAAAAATAAGTCGGCAGTTTATATTGATGAAATACTAAAAAACCATCAACTTTCAACAAAACTAGATTATTCTAAGTTTTTCTTGATAAACATTATAAGAAGACCACAAGATGTTTTAAATTTTATGGTTATAAAAGAAAATATAAACGAGATATTTGCTGCTCGTTATTATGAATATAGGCTTAGAAGAATATGTGAGGTTGCAAAAATAGCACCAAATTCTATTCTTTTAACTTTTGATGATTTATATAAGGAAAAAGGCATGTCTTTAATTGAAGACATTTTTGATTTAAAAGAGAAAATAAATTTTAAAAAAGAGCTTTTATCTCCAATAACTTTTAACAAAGAAAAAGATTGTATTTCATTAAACGTTATGAAAGAAGCTGATGATTGTTACGAAAGGTATAATTACTTTTTAAGCCAACAAAAAAATATTTTTTCTACTGGTTTTTTGAATTAATATTATTCGCAACTAAAATGCAGAATGCTTTTTTGATAATTATAGTAATTGCTTTCTATACCATAATTTTTTGAATTATCTTCTTGCTTATTTAAAAAGTTTTCTTCATAAATAGAACAGATTAAATAACCAGCACTTAACAAATTAACTAAAATCAATATATTGACTATTTTTTTCATAATCCTCCTTGTCGAACAATAGAATTCCATTACTTAATATATATACATTATAATTAAATATTTTTAGGTGCTATATGTTTTATTTTAAAAAATGGTTAGAAAATTATGGTGGGTCTGTCGGCAATGTTTCTGGAGTGGACGATGAAAAGCCTGGTGAAGTTATAGGAGCTTTCCCAACATATAAGGATGATTTGCCTATAACAAAAAAAAATCCACCGCCACATGTTCGATTGCCAAAAACAAACGCTTCTCCAAAAAAAGCTTTTCCGAAGCCTGTTAATTTGGACAATCATTCAGTTTAGCTGGCGTGGCATCAATATGTAGCTCTTATCGTAATCGCCTTGTATTGCACTTCTATCGATTATTGATATTGGATACATTATAGTGTATTTTTTGGGAATAATATCATTATCAGCATATATTGCACAAATCCATCCGTCCCATCTTTGTTCAAATTCTTTCATAGTCCATGTTCTAATTTGTAAGCTTCTGTCGCTGTTGTTGATATACTTAACTACTCCTTTTATTGCATCATAATGCACTAATGTCATAGCATGTCCTGGAACTGCGAACAGGCAACCTCGTCTTTCTTTAACAACGGATTTAATTATAAGACTACGATCATTACGGCTTGTTGTCTGTTCATATCTTACATTTAATTTCTTCAGTTTAGCTGAGAGTGATGATGGACTTGCATAGCTCTGACATTCTTTATCTTTAGTAAGCCCAATTAATTTTGGCTCCTCTGCATATCGTCCTACACATTCAATAGACGCCCACACACATTGCACACCGGTTTTATTATAGACCCTATCTTGCATTTGGATAGGCACCATAACATTCTTAAGTTCATCTTCATTTTCTGTTAGCTCTTGTTTTTCGCTACCAAAATCTGAATTTATTTTATAAGAAAAGCTTAAAAAGCATAGAAGTGTAAAAAAACAAATTACTTTGACCATAAACCTCCTTGTTTCAAACAATACTTACATCGTGTAAGTACAAATATTATATATTACATATCAATTATCCATCTATGGACCAATCATCATCTTCATCGTCGTCTTCATCCTCATCGTCGTCTTCATCCTCATCCTCGTCCTCATCGTCCTCATCATCGTTCTCGTCCTCATCATCATCCTCATCATCATCTTCGTAATCATCATCATCATCATCATACTTTTCATATTTGTAGTCATTGTAACCATCGTCACTATCGTCCTCGTCATCATCTTCATCATCATCATCGTCATCATCGTAATCTTCATCTTCATCGTCGTCATAATCGTCATAGCTGCATGATTCATTCGAACCTATAAATTCATGATTCACAACGGTATCGAGTTCGCAAGTAACGGATACAAAAAAATAATTTATCAAATGGCAGCTAGGTGATTTTTCTTTTAAAAGTACAAGTTTCTTCATTGAATTCCTCTCTTATTTTTTTTATAACGCTAATTAGAATGTAACTATGTATTAAAAAGGTGAAAAAAATTTATGGTTTATATATTTATATTTTAGCAACTTTTCCTACTTATCTTCTGACCAACTTGATATGTATTTTTAAAACAATTTTTTACAGTCAAAAAACAACCTTTTTTCTCTGTTTGAATATTAACTGTTTGAGAGCAGTCACAACTCCTTGGAAGGCATGCTGCCCCACTACAACTGGAATTATTGGCTGGTTTCCATGGTTTTTGGTATTCTGGTGCCGAGGGGTCGCAGTAATTTGGCAAGCATTTACACATTATGCACCTCCACATCTGCACACAATTTGTTTTCTTATGAGCTTACCGTGTTTGATTTCAAATAAAGCATTACCATGGCTTCCGACCAAGTGCTTTTTGTCTAAAAACTCTAAACAGTCATATGCAGCAGTAATCATCTCCTCGTTCGTTGTTTCTACTACATCAAAAAGCATATTATTTTCATCAAAATAGTAACCTGTTTCACTTGGAACATCTATGTCTAATTTTAATAAAGGGTTATTACTTAAAATAGATATTTTTTTATCCATTTTAGATAAATTTATTGTTTTTTTAGAAATTGTTCTTAAAAGCTTATTTTTGTTCAAAAGGTGCAATTCATATGGATTATCTGAAATGGTTTTTTTTACAGAATCAATATTTGCATTATCTAGCATTAAAATTCTTTGAATTAAAATTTTGCGTCTTGTAAAAACATCTTTTATTATATCCTGATATTTACCACCTTCGCTTTGATCTACTTGTAGTATTTGTCTGGATAAAGCATCAAATAGTCTTACTGTTACAGGAACTGCTGCTGTTGCTTTTAATAGATATCTTGCCATAACGTCTCTTGAAATTTTCATAGCATCTAATGGCGATCTTCCTAAAGCTATATGATGTTTATTGATCAGTATTAAAATCTCATAAAATGCACCGCTAAAAACTCGACTAAAACTATGGCATTCATTAATAAGCATACTTTCTGGACCAGATTTAGGCAGGCTTTCTGGTGTTTGATAAACAAATACAGTAGAAAGATCTCTAAGGCAGTTACGTCCAGGATCTTTATCTCTGGACACATTGTTAAGTCCTATTCCCATTTCTGAAGCCAGTCTTGAAATAACATTAGACTGCATCATATTGCCTTTTGTTTCTTCTAGGGCACAGTTAATTAAAGAATCGTATTGAAGCGATGCTATTAATGCTGTAATGTCTCCGAATGCTTCGTGATATGCCCATATTTCTGGGGCTTGTGTTGACCAAAAGTCTGGGCGCATTATGTCTAAAAAAGCATGTCCGAATTCGTGTGAGACGACAGAGTTAGAGTCGCAAGCGTAAACAGTTTTATTTTTAACAGTATCTTTAAAATAAAAGAATTTTAATGATTTTCTATCATAATAAGCGTTTATATCGACTCCAGCTCTGGATTTAATCGCCAAGTTGTTTGTTGCTGCCCATTTTGATATCGTTTTTAATGGCCCAGATGTTTTATATGCAACCATCATGTACGACAATATATTGTTTATCATTATACTGCACGCACTGGCTTGTTGTTGAAGGCTTCCTAATTCAAATCCTCCGCCTTTATCGTTTAAAGAACTAATTGGTAAAGCTGTTTTAAACGTAGCATCTTGCTCATTAATTAATTGTGGCGTGGTTGGATCATTAAGATAGAATCTTGTGCTATTTGTTCCATTATGAAAAAATAACGGTTCTCCATGGATTGACTCTTGTCTTAAAGTCAAAATATTATAAAATTTATTTAAGAAACTCAACATAACAACTCCTTTTGTTTTGTAGATGTACATATATATATATGACTTTTATATCAAAATTTAACAATTAACGGAAATTAAAATGGATCCTTATCAAAGAGTTCAAGAGGCAAGAACATTAGAAGCAATGAAAAATGGCTATATGGGTCTTGGTGGTAAATTTTGCTTAATTGCAAAAAGACTTGGGTTCCCCATCATAAGGCAAGGAGGACTGTACTCCGACTGCACCGAGTTTGCAGATCCATATGAGTTTCAGGAAACAGAAGAAACCATACACACAATGGATGATATGGAACAAACGCAAGAAATTGGTTTACACTTTGATGGATTATCACGTGGATCAAATATCTCTATTCTTGTTAGATTCCATTTAAGAGAAATAATAGTAACAAACGAAAGCAATGTAGTTTATAAGGAGGTATCTGGAGAATTAGAAAACTATGCTCCACAAGAAAAGTGGCAAGAAAAAATAGAATATTTTTATAATATTGCAAAAGGCATTGACAAAGAAGTTAAAATAAGAGATAAAAAAGAAAATATAAATAAAAAAGAAAAACAGAAAAACACAATATTAGAAAATTTGAGAAAAAAATGGGGGATTTAGTCAATCAACAAGAAGTGTTTTCTTTAAATGGAATTATAATTTATGCAAATATGCATGGTAAATTCATTTTAGAAAAAATTTCAACACAAACGAATGATTCTTTCCAAAATAAATTGGAATACAAAAGTTTTGATGATGCTGCCGCTGCCGGATGGTTGCTTGTGAATCGCCAGAAAGAATGGCAAGCAATTGTTAGATATGATAGAGGTCTTGGTATAGAATACAAAAATATTTTTTCTATATTTGCTTTAACAAAAGAAGAAGCAAAAATAATAGCAGTAAATAACGCAGAAAAAATACTAAAAGATTCTACTATAATTGAAGTTAAATTAAGGCAACTATAATTAACTAATTAGCTATTAAGGCTCTATCAAATCACCATCTGCTAATACATAAGGAATTTGCAGAATCTCATCTGGAGCCGTCTGATCACCTGTGTAAGTCATTAATGTTTTTCTAGCAAAATCACCAGCCGCTGCTCCTGCTGGATACTCAATTATCTCCGTAATCCTACTTGCCCCGTCTACTGTTTGCTTTTTAAAGGAAAAAAGTCCAGATGCTCTTCCTCGAAGCAACGCCCAATCTTCTAGAGGATTAGCTGGATCGAATCCCGCAAGTGTTATAACGTCTTCGTCTTCCGCACCATCCGTGTTGTCAAGCAGTATGAGAGCACCAGCAGAATCAGAAAAACTGAATCTACTGCTGATTGTGTGCCTATCAAAATAAGTTGGTAGTTCTGCAACACCTGCATACTTATTGAATTTCATGGATCTTTCTGACCCGCTATTGCTTATCCATAGCTTAATATCTTTCTTTGCTCTTCCAGTTTTCGATTTTATTATAACGGTTATTAAGCTTGGATTAGACCGATCAACAGATGTTTCTGCAACGAACATATCCGAAAATGTTGCGTTTGCATTTAAAATTGCTACTACTTCGTATGCGGTAACAGCAGTATCTAAAGCTGGAGCTAATGCTCCGGCTGGTAGAAGATCTACATCTAATACTGCGTAGTTCTTAAAATCAACATCCCATGCATAGTTTAATAATAAATGATCTTTACCATTTGTTAAGTCCCAAGGTCCGTTTGTATATGCATACTGATACTCTGAGGAGTTTCTATTTGCAGGGCACGTAAAAGTAAGAGAATATTGTCTATCTGACAGAACCCAATTTCCTTTGAACTCTTGATTAAATACATTTTGGTAAAAAGACATTTGGGTTCCTTATTTTAGTTGGGTTTAGTAACAAGCAAATAGGCTAAGAATGCAACCTGTAATACAATAACAAGCGTTAAAACAATATCCTTAACAGAATAGCCAACTACTTTTAAATTTGATATTTCTTCTGCGGCACCTCTCGTATTAATTTGACATGCACTAACAGGCAAATCTTTTGAAGACTTTATAGCTTCTACAATTGTTTCAATCATTTCGTTTTTTGTAACATAACTATCATTATTCAATTGTACTAATTTAAGGTTAACTTCAGGATCAATAGACTCAACCACTTTGTCAACGACTTCACCAGTTGCGTTAATTGTTTCTATTGTTCTTTCATAAACAAATGGTCGAGTTTTTTCTGTTATTCTTTTTTGCAAATTTAATGTTCGCTCTTCTTCTACACTAATTTCTATAACTCTCTCAAACTCTAACTCATTAACTTGTTTTTCTGTGGTTGTTTTTTCAGCTCGTCTTCCGTCATCAAGTGTCCATTTTTCAACATTATTCATTTTTTTTACCCTTTTCTAATTCGTGGACGTTGAGCTACACACACGCTAAATGCGGGTGAGTTTCCTCTCCCACTAAATGCAATCTTATGATTGTCTAAAATCAGTAGGAGCGGATATTACGTTCGTTCTTAATCTTAATATAGTGTACAATTTGTAAAAAATTTTCTAAATTCCAGATTCTATGAGACTCATGAGGCTTTTTCTCACTAAAGTAGTTTTAGAAAGATTGATTACGCTCTTTTGCCTTGCTCTCAAATTTCTTCCTTTTGCAATTTTCTTTCTTATGTATGTTTTTACAGGTGCGTTTATTGTCTGTCTTACAATATTTCCATCTCTAAGTTCGTATCCACTCAAATGCGTTTTTGTAGACTCTGTAACGAGTACAGTTCTACGAACTGGGTGCGTGTGAGTTCCTTTATACCAAAATCTTGCAACCGGATAGTTTTCTACTAAATTGTACTTCATTTTAACTCCTTAATTCTTTTGTTATTTGACACCTTTTTATTATAACACAATTAAATTTCTGGGTCAAATCTTTATTATTTTTTTAATTTTTTTAAGAAGTTGGTTGGCATATTTTATATTTCCTAACTTTTTGTTGGAAAAACGATTATCATTAATATCAACATTATGGATTATATTTCTTTTTATTATAATTGGAATGAATTTAGGAGCCTTTTGTAATGGTAACATCTCAATTTCTGCAATTGCGATATAATTTTTACCATTATGGCGTTTAAAAAAATCAATATCCCAACCTTTGTATAGGTACCTTATTTTGGTGACTTTATTGTGTCCCGTGGTCCACAATTTATCAAAGTCATCTTTGGATATTAAACATTCAATTTCTATGCATTGCCCTGAAACATTTTTCTTAACTGTCATAGAATATGAAGAAATACTATTATTTATTGTGCGTCTTATACGAACAGATATTCCTTTTTCTATAGTAAGGTATTTTTGTTCTATATGAAGTTTTTGTTCTGCTTGTTCTGCTATTGATTGCTCGGACTCTATTGTTTCAAGCAATACAAACTTAACTTCGTTTTCAATAGGAATTTGGATCTCCTCTATTCTTGAATTATTTGTTTATAATGGTCTACATCTTCTCGACTCTTTTGTATTTGTGTTTCTAGGAAAATTTCTAACCATTGCCCGTCGACGCCACCCAATATTTGGGCGTGTTTTATTCGCTCAGAATAATTTGAAACAACTTCTTTTTCCATTTCGTAAGCATATTCTAATATTTCTTTTGGCTTTTTAAACTTTAAAAAGTCATTAGACTTATCTGTTGCGGTTCCCCCTAATCCTATGATTAAGTCAGAAAACTGCGTTACATGCACCATTTCGCCTGCTGCTTCTTCAAGAAAAAACTCTTTATACTCTGTAGCATGAAGACCTGTTACAGCACTAGCATGGAATAGGTAAAATCTTAAGTGCTTCCATTCATTTCTTAAGTCTCCATTAAGTATCTCCAGCATATCTGCTAATTGTATTGATTTTTCGCCCATTTAACGTTCCTTTTTAATTTAATTATATTGATTGAGATATATTATAATAATTTAAACAGAGAGTCAAGTCTACTAGATATGTTTCTCGCAAACATTAACTAAGTTAGTATTATGTCTAAAGAAAAATTCTGGAAAAAATCACATAAAAATTTAAAAGACTTTTATGAATCTGGCGGCATTTTTGATAAAAAAAAGAAACAATTTCAGTATGATCCTCAATATTACGAATTTGACAAATACGAACTTGAAATAGATCCCTGCGAATCAGCCGAAGAGGTTGATGCGTATGACTCTGATAGAAGGCAAAAAGAAATTATAAAATGTTGTAATTCTTTTCCATATTTTTGCCACAAATATATTAAGATTCTACATCCAATGAAGGGTCTTGTTCCATTTGTCTTATATGGGTACCAAAGAAAGGTAATTAAGGATTACGAGGTTTATAGATTCAACATAATTAGCAAGTTTAGGCAGGGAGGACTCACCACCGTTACTCTTTTGTGGGGGCTATGGAGGTGTATGTTTCAAATGGATCAACAAATAATGTTGTTGTCTAAAACAGATAGAGAAGCAACCGACATTGGCATGATGATCGATAGGGCTTGCGAGCATTTTCCAATTTGGTTAAAGCCAAAAAAAGAAGGAAAATGGAACGATCATTTAAAAATGTTTACAGACACTGGTTCCGCCATAAAGTTTTACTCTCCTGAGGCGGCACGAGGTAAAGCCGTTACATTTTTAATCGTAGACGAAGCCGCATTTATTGACGATATGGAAAAGCACTGGAAAGCTATGTGGCCGGTACTGTCTACCGGTGGATCATGCACTTTAATTTCTACTGTTAATGGATTGGGTAATTGGTATGAGCAAACATATGTTGATGCAAAAGAAAATAGAAACAAATTTCATGTTATAGACTTAGATTACTGGGAGCATCCCGATTATAATGATCCAAAATGGGTTGCTGAGCAAAAAGCACAGCTTGGACCAAAAGGATTCTTACAAGAAGTAATGAGAGAGTTTTTAGGATCAGGAGAAACATATTTTCCTACAAAAGTGATAACTGATCTAACAGAACAAACGAGAGAAAATCATCCGAGCAGAAAATTATTTTCAAAATGGTCTAATCGTACAGGTCGAATGGCTCAATTAGAAAATGAACATTTAAGGGGAGCCTTGTGGGTCTGGAAAGAGCCAATTGAAGGTCATGAATACATAATTGGAGTAGATTGTGCTGAAGGACAAGGAGAAAATAATGATAATTCTTGTTTTGAAATAATAGACACTATGTCGCTTGAACAAGTAGCCGAATTTTATTCTAACACAATTGTTCCACATGAATTTGCTCAGGTTCTAAACGAAGTGGGAACTTTTTACAATAATGCTATGCTGGCAATAGAACATATGGGACCAGGCGGTGCTGTAATAAGCAACTTACAACACACCCTATATTATGATAATCTTTATTATGATACAGACAAAATAACTTCTAATACAAAGCCTGGAATAAAAATCGGTCAGACAAATAGGGCTTTATTCCTAGAGTCTTTGCAAAACAGACTTATAAATAATTCTATTTTGATAAATAGCATAAGGTTCGTTACAGAACTTCAAACATTTGAATATAATGCCGTAACAAAAAAAGCACAGGCACAAAAAGGAAAACATGATGATGCCATACTTTCTATGTGCATGGCATTATATGTTAGAGAGTCAATAGCTAGAGATGTTCCAATAGGATTAGAAGAAAGAACTAGAGAGGATAATGCTAGCATAAAATCGCAAGTTTATGAAGAAATTAAAAAAGAAATAGACGAAATGTCTATAGACGACCTTGAGGAAGAGGAAATAGATCTACTGGCACCAGATATGGACAACTCGGCAAGTCCAATAATGAACGAACAAAGAAAAAACAACAACATTTTACGTGAATTTGATTGGTAGAAAGAAAAAATGTCTTACAAAAAATACATAGAAATTAAAGAAAATAAGAAAACAGAATTTTCTATAGAACAATACAATAATAGTTTGATAGAAGAACTATCTGGCTTGCTAATGAACCCAAGCAAAGACCGTATAAAATTTGTTAAAAACGATACGATTAATGAACTAGAATTAACAAATTTGTTAGAAGAATCTCAGTACCCAAATTCAATTTTGTTGGAGATGGCAGTTGCTACACATTTAGTAAAAAAGATATCACAAGAAAGAAAAAAACTATTTGATTGGGCATATAAAAATTCAAATACAGCAGCAGAAAAAATAAACTCAATGTTATTAGAGTATGAAACTAGTTTGTATGCAGAGGAAATTAACTGTATAGAGATAGATAAAGCTATTAGTAATTATTCTTACCATTCAAAAAAAAGAGTACAGGAATTAGCTGAAAAAATAGATAAAGCAGTAAAGAATATAATCTGGCACAACCACAATATTTTTGTGGAAGCACTGTACCCTACTCCAGAATATGGGAATATAGCATATTTGTCTGAAGAAGCTATTGTTACAATTGGAAGTACCCATAAAAAACAAATAAAATTTAAATTTGAGAATAATGAAATCAATGAAATTCCTAATAAATCTATACCAGAAATACTACAAAAAGATTGTAATTCCCTGATAAATTATCTTAAAAAATGAAAAACAATATAAATACAATTAAAAACAGCTTGGAAAAAGCATTACAAAACTTCCCAGAAGACTTTTCTCTTATTATCGTTAAGCAGTATATACAAATGGCTTTATACAAATTAAATGAAGTCGAATTAAAAAGAAACAAAAGAGAACTTAAAAATCAAAAAAGAAAAGAAAATAAAAAAATAGGTACACAGAGGTTCTCAATGCAAGCTATTGAAAAAATGATAGATGAAGAAAAAGAAAAAATTGAAAGGCAAAAATGAAAAAACCATGGCATGGTATAATGAAAATTATAGAAGTACAACACGTTAGAGACTCAAAAGTAATATGGGAAGAAAAAAATGTGTACAATATGCTACACACAAAAGGAGAAGAGTTTTTTCTAAAATGCTGTTTTAACAATACTGGGTCGTATCCTCCAGCAAACTACTATATCGGACTTGATAACAGAACTGTTATTTCTACAGCAGATACTATTACCGAATTAACTGATGAGCCTGCGTCTAATGGGTATGCTCGACAAGCCGCAAGCTCTACTACTGGGTTTACGGTTCAATTAGTCGATGGTGTTTATCAGGCTACAAGCGGAATTTTATCTTTTTATGCAATTAATGCAGGTTGGGGACCTGTTTGTAATATTTTTCTTGCCTCAAATATATCTAGTGGCGTTCTTCTAGCAACAGCAAAGCTATCGGGCACTGTTTCTTTATCCGCTTCGGACACAATAAATATGCGTATGTCGCTTTCATTGGTAGATACAATGAATGGCTGTGCGTAGTTAACAAGAAATTGTATCCAATAAAAGCTCCATAGTCTTTATTTCAAAGAAATGATTTGTTCTAACTGCTTTTTTATTTATAAGAGTTTTTCCAATATGCTTACAACTAATTTCTTCGCACCCACCATCTTTTACATCTAAAATTTTTTTAATGTCTACATCTGTTATTTTTGTTAAGTTTTTTGATATATTAATAATATATCCATCTATAGAACGTAAAATCATTGTCGGTAAATTATGACTAGTAATATAATACTGGCAAAAAACCTCTTTTGCAGATTCTATTTTATTCTTTTTAAAAAATGGAACATTGTGTCCTACAACTTCTATAAGATCTCCATCATATAACCTATATCGTTGTTCTCTGTTTAAAAAAATGTAGTGCGATATTGTTAAATTCATTTTATGGTTCCAATAGGATATATAATGTAGTCAAGGAAGCAATAAATTACAACTAGGAGGGTCGTGAAAAAATATATTTTTATTTTTTTGGCTTTTTGCATCACATTGAACCAATTAGAGAGCCCTCGTGACCTGTCCCCCTTCGGCTTCACAATAGACCCTCTCGACAACATGCCAATCATTCGGGCTATGCCTGATCGATTTGGATATGCACCATTGGAACAAAGAGGAAAAGAATATGTTAAATTTTTATCCCCTTCTGTAAAAATAAGCGTTGGGCAATCCTCAGGATCTGGCACAATAATATATTATGAACCAGAAAAAAATCTTGCATATGTAGCATCTTGCGGTCATTTGTGGAAAAAAGGAACAATGTCAGAAGAATCTTGTAAAAATAAAAAAATGAAATGCGAAATAACTATATTTTATAAAAATGAAAACAAACTAAAAACACCAATCACATATACCGCTGATGTGCTTTTTTACACATATTCTGAAAAACAAGACACATCTCTAGTAGTATTTACACCTGATTGGATTCCAACTTATTTTCCAATTGCACCTATAGATTATAAGTACAAAATCAAATCCGTTCATTCTTGTGGATGTGACCATTCTGGTGAAGTTGCACATTATTCTGTAAAAATAAAAGAAGTAAATAACGATGTTGTTACAGAAAATAATAGTCCTCGTCCAGGAAGATCTGGCGGGGGTCTTTTTGATGATAATGGATATTATATAGGAACTTGTTGGGGAACAGAATATGTGGATGGTAGCGGACTAGGATATTTTACGTCTTTATATAATATACACAATTTTTGGGCAAAACAAAAAGGCTATAGTTTCCTACTAGAACCACAAGCAAAAACAATAAAAATAATAGATAGATCTGGAATTAAACAGCAATATTCTCCAGACTATATTTTAATGCCGTAATCCATTCATTTGCTTTTTCAAGTTAAACTATACCAACTACATATTTTCCTATAGTCGCATCGTCGGCATTGGTCACCAACTCTTCCATAAACACTGTCCACGCCTGTAGATGTTATGTGCTTGTAGGTATCATGAAGATCTTTCTGAGCCGATTCTAACGATTCCTCTGTGAACTTAGTTGCTACAAGATCTGCTCCATCAAGATAAAATAATGCACATCGTATGTTTTCTGCTTTTGCTCCAAACTCTAATTGAACAACTCTTGCGTAACACCTGAGCTGTATGTCGTTCCGTATTGTGTTTTGATTCTTTCTCCACTTGCCTTTTTTTGTTGTTTTATAATCTAAAATAAAAAATTTGTCGCCTCGTATGATTAAACGATCAATAACACCGGTTAAAAAATGATTATTTGGAGGGTTAAGATCAAAATGAAAAATATGTTCTAATTTTCCATCATAGCCAATTTTGTCGCTTATTTTTTTTATATTATTTAAATGCTCTGGAATACGTTTTAAATATTCACTTTGTAATACTGTTCTACCTTTACCGCTATCTACTTCTATAGACCCAGATAAACAGTCTTTTGCTATGTCTTTAATATCTTTTTTCCCTTGCTCTTGCACATAAACTTCTGCTACCTTATGCACAAATTTTCCATAAACAAAATAAGGTTGCACAGGCTCATCTGAAACAACTTTTAAATGATATCTATATTTATAACGTGCTTGGCACTCATTCCATGTTTGTTGTCTAGATACTGATATGTGCTCACAAATTAAGTTTTCTTCCATTACAATTTAAACCTCTATATCCGAGAAGATGAATAACTGCTATATTCTATCGACTCAAAAAATTCACTCAATATCAAATGTCAATTGAATTTAAAAAATTTGAGAAGTGGGCAATATCCAAATTTGGAGAGGATAACGTTCTGGTTAAAGGTAGCGAAATAAGAATCAATACAATATTCGAACCAGACGATACAGGTCACCATCTTTGGTGCAATCCAAGAGGAGGTAAAAAAAGACACAACAATGGTGTTTTCCATTGTTTTAAAACAGATAAAAAAGGAAGTTTAGTCAAATTAGTTCAAATAGTAGACAAATGCGACAGAGATAGTGCATTAGATATTCTAAAAGGCAGAACGCCTATTAGAGAACTTGAAAGAAAATTAGAAGAATTACTTTCACAAGAAAAAGAAGTAGAAAAAGAAATAAAAGGTTCTTTAACCCTACCTCAAGAATGTCATTTAATATCTGACCTTGGAACAAATAATTGGTGGCGAAAAAAAGCAGAAGAATATCTTGTACAAAGAAAAATAATCATAGACGGATTGTATATTTGTACTGGGGATCGTTATAAAAATAGGATAATAATTCCTTATTATGACAAAAATGAAAATTTAGTATATTGGAATGGCAGGGCTTTGGGAAACTCAAAATGTAAGTATTTGGGTCCACCAAAATCAGTTGGTGTAGGAAAAGAAGATGTTGTCTATATGGCTGGAAAATGGCCAAAAGCTGGAGAGTTTGTTTATATATGCGAGGGTGAATTTAATGCAAAAAGCCTACACCAATCTGAACTAAATGCTGTTGCATGCGGCGGTAAAAATATGGGCAAGAAACAAGCTATGTTGCTAGCAGAATATAAAGTTGTTATATGTCTCGATAGAGATAAAGCTGGAAGTGCTGGTACTATCAAAATGAGTTCTATCGTAAGCTCCATAGAAAGTGCAAAAAGAGGAGGATCTGACAAAATTATGTTTGTTGTTCCTCCAAAAGGATATAATGATTGGAATGAATTTTTAATAAGAAATAATTCGGAATTATTATATCACTACATAATTAAAAATCAAAAAGCTTTGGACTATTCGGCACCAACCGGTACTGTTTGTGATTTTTTTGGGTATAGCGACATTTGGAATTAAAGGAAAAAAAATGAAAAGCACAACAATTAAAAGAATGCAAGAGTTCGTTGGGCATGTTTGTACAATTTTAACGACTTCTGTTTGTAAGCCAAACTTTACAGATGTTCAATTTCCAGATTTTTTCTTAGGTATAATTGAAAGCATAGACGAAGATGGAGTTTTTTCTAGGCATCCTATAACAGGTTGCAAAAATTTTTATAGCTGGCCACATATAGTAGGTGTTTTCCAAGAGCAAGTAATAGAACAAAACGATCCAAAATACGAAGAAATATTAAAAGAAATAAAAAGTGCCCCAGTAGAAAGACAGGCTAATATACTGCCTATTGATCCTGCTTCTGGAAAATCTTTGTACGTGGATCCAGATGCAATGGCTATTTTTGCAAAACAAGCACAAGAAATTCAAAAAAAGATGATACAAAAAAATAATTGAGACTTAACTTCTTCTTATTCTTTTTAGTATTTCTACACGTTCAAAAAAAGTAAGACCAGATAAAATTTTCCAGTCTATTTGGGGGTTATCAACAGTAGGCGAATCACCAATTATTTTTTTAACACGCCCAAGTAATGGGTTTCTGACGGAGGTTGCCGTAGGCTTTGAAATTGGTAACCTTGCAGGTGGCAAAATCGTAGGCGAAGAGTCGCCGCTGTCGCCCTCGCCGCTAATCGGGTTGCCGTTCTCAGGCTTCATACCATTAACAATGGTAGCAACATCAACTGGATGGATCCCTTGCTTTATCCAATTTTTAACTAATAAGTCTGCTCTTGTCTGGTTTACACCGAGGGTTTTTATTAGTGTTTCTTTGACTGCATCAAAAAAATTAGCATACGCTCCCTCTCCCGCAGTAATAATATCTTTTAATCCTTCTGTCCCACTTTGCTGTGTCGCTGCTTTCAACGCCGCCTCGTATTCTTTTTGAGCTTTGTTCATAGCATCCCTATGGTTCACAGAATGGATTCTGCCCCCTCGTCTTCTTCTATCATCCGGAGTGTATCCTTTTTGAGATGGATCGTGTGAAGTAAAGCCGTGTACATGTATTCCACGTAGTCTTCTTGTGGCCATATCATGCACTGCACCCTGTAAATAATTGGTCACAACGCCTATCGCAAACGTTTTAGGGTCGCTCCACACTTGTGAATGTTCGCCTAATTGATTGTAAGCTGCAATGATCACATCATTGACCAACCCCTCAAATGTGCTGGGATTTCTCAATATGGCATCTTTTACACCACTGTTCGCTCCACCGCAATTTCCTGTAAGACAATTACGAACTCCCTGCTCGAATTCCTTCCTTATTTCTCCGTCTGGAATAATTCCTTTCTCAAATTCTTTGACGACGGTAGCGTTTGCAGGATCATCAGGATCTAAATAATTTTTTGATGGAACGTTTTTATTGGGACTAATGCCTACATTTTTACTATTAGTTGTATCACCAAAATGAGAGCCCATACGATTAGTATCATCTAGCTTATATTGAGTATTTCCTGCTTCATCTTTAACCTTTTTTAAATATGTTGATGGATTTAAAAGTGGTGTCCATTTTTTATCAATATATTCATGTGGCAAATAAACAAATGGACTAATTAGTCCGCCAAATGCCGTTTTACTTGATCTAATCTCAAATTTTCGTTCTTCTGAATCGACACCAGGAACAGATGGAGCAGATACTTCACCGGCTTTGACTTTATTGTTTACTATATCGGTAGCGTTTTTTTTAACTTCTTTCTTCTGGTCGGCAGTTAATGCTTTATCAAAACGGTTGAAGGTTCGTCGTGGCTTTTTTCCTTCTGGCTTACTCTCCACTTTCTTCGGATTTGATGCTGCGTTCGCTTGTCGACCTTGATGAAGATTTTCTTTCATTTTTTTTGTTTGTCTATCTATTTCATCTTCAAGCATCCAATCATATGTTGGATCCTCAATTTTTGGACGTCCATCTTTACCATCCATTGGGAGCCATTTTATTTCAATTTTTGGATTAAAAATACCTTCCTCAACTCTAGGGTGAACTCCAAAATGTTCGTGTGAACTATGCTTAATATATTCTTTTATTGATCGCTCCCAAACATCAGAACCAACCCAACTCATGCCTCTTGTGTAATGCTTTTTCGAACCACTTTCAGGATCATGTTCCGTGTGTGGGTGTGACAAATCATAGCCATATTTTCCTACACTTCCGACCGGATGTTCAGAATCACTAAGAACGCCGTTGTCATCAATGCCTATGTGTGCTTCGCCTCTAGTACGCTCTAGTCTGTGATACAATCTGTTTAGATATGGAATTGCTGTTATCTTGGAACCCTTCAGCGAAAAATTTGCCGCAGGCGGATCTAATTCTAAAGCCTTCAGATTCTCTGTTTTTTGCTTAACTATTTCAAAAGCATCTTCTTTGGCAATTTCGGCAACGTTATCATCAAACTTATCCCCCATGCCTCTCGTTGTAGCTGGAGTTATAGGAAGTTCTCTATAACTTCTTATTTTTCTCTGGTCTTCTTGACTTAAGCTTTTTGATTTACCAGTTAATAAAAAATTCTTAATTTCTGTATCAAAATTTCTTGGTATACCTTTTTTTTCATCACCACTTTTAATAATGTCTAATCTTTTATCATGAAGTTTTTTTAAAGCATCATGAAGCATGTCAAATCTTTGTTCACTTGCCTGTGCGTAATACTTCATATCAAACTGATTGAGGAACTTTAAATCGTCATCATCATAATTTAATGGAAATTTAGACAGATGTCCGTGAATAACGCCCCGCCCCCGTGGTGCCATCTCTAAAAACAACTTGTAAGAAATTAATGGCATGTTATTTTTCCCTTATTACATAAATTTTGTATTTTACTCAACTATATATAAGCATCATGAATAATAATTTGCTTTTCATACCACGACCTACACAAGATGAATATGCTCAGCTTTCATGTGGTCAAAACTGCACAAATTTAGGACCAACCGAACCTTTAAGTAAGATTGGTCCAAGAAGACAAAGACAAAAAGTTAGAGAACAAATTAAAGAATATGTTTTAACAATGTTGGGTGCACCTGTTTTAACTTTAGAATTAGATGATCAGCAGCTAGAAAATTCTATAGATTTCGCATTGCAAATATTTGAAGATTATGCACCAATGGAATACTTTCAGTATTACACGTTTTACACGACTCCAGGACAGAGCGTTTACAATTTACCAGCAGATGTAGGCTTTGTAAGACATGTTTCATATAAGGAAACATCAAACTATGCTTTTTCTGCTTCTGACCTTGGAGGCGTTATCCCATTAGAGTATATGGGTGCTGGAGCTTATGGCTCTATAGCTGGTGGTATTAATCCACAGCAACCTGTTTGGGGTAAGATGGGCGATTGGGTTATGTATAAACAATACGAAGACATGTATAGTAGAATATCAGGGCAACAAGGTGGCTGGGAATGGTTGGCAGGATACAATACAATTAAATTATATCCAATACCTTATAGAGCATATCCAGTTGCTGTAAGATACTTACAGAAAAGACCAGACTTCAATCAGGTAACTCAAGGTATGCAAGAGGGGGCTTTGTGTTTTGCTAAGATAATACTCGGGAGAATTAGAAGTAGAATTCAAAATCCACCTGGTCCGAATGGTGGCGTACAGTTAGATGGACAACAAATATTGCAAGAAGGCATGGACGAAAAAAAGCAATGGCAAGAAGACTTACTAGGTCGATATGGTGATATTTTATCTATAAAAATGATGTAATTTTCATGATTTTAAGAAAAAAAATGTAACTTAGCAAGCAGTTGACTTGTTTATTTTTTTGGTCCTCGTTTTAGACCAACTGGCTTTAGTTTTTCTGCATGCCTATCCGGTTCTTCTTTTAATGCATGCATCATATTGTGTAATTCTTTTGTTATTTCTGATGCAGATTTGCCAACACATTTCATTGATTTTTTAACTGACACCGTACTACGGGTTTTGTTATAAAACCCTTTGCTTATTATAAAACAAAGATGCTCAGGGTTCCATGTAACTAATCCTGTCCATTCTCCATCATCCCAATTTCTAGAAGAAACCATTAACCTTAGAGGCTTTTCTGTAAAAACATGTTTTGTGTGGTATCCATGTTTTTTTAATGCTGCACTTATATATCCTAAGCATAATTTCGCAAAACCTTCTAATGCTTCTTCGCTAGTGGTTCTATAGTTAACTTCTATGGAATATCTAGATACCTCTACAGATTCAATAAATGAATCTTCAGCATCCTTCCATTCTTTGAAATTTTTCATATTATTATTACCGTTTTTCAAGAACTTCTATTTAAAGATTTTATTATAGCATTTCTTCTAGCTGCCTGAACTCTTCTTTTCTCTGCTTGAGCCCCTATTACCTTGGCACTTTGCGGGGCAATTCCAGCATTCCGCACATTATTGCTGTTTAAAGCAGCTAAAGTTCTACTTGTTTTGTTTGTTGTTGTCAGTCCTGCCCGCATTCCTTGCGTGCTTCTACCTGCTCGTTTATTGCAACCACACATATTGACCTCCTGTTTAATGATTATAATATATATTCAAACTAAAAAAATTTTTTATGTTGTTGCTATATAATTCTAAACGTATACTCCATTTTAGAAAGAAAAACATGAAATCATTTGAATCCTTTTTAGAGAATAAAACAGCAAATTCTATTAAAAAAGAAATTGCAACACTAATGGTTGAAAAAAACATTAACCCTTGGAAGTTTTTATTGGAATACTACGAAGGCAATGCCGACATGATTATTGCATTAGAAGAGCATAAGAGTGTTTCAGAAGGATTTATGGATGGAGTAAAACGGTTTGGTAGTGCTGTATTAGATGCTGGAAAGAACATGATTGGAGGCGTCAAGTCTGCTGCTGGTCAAATAGCAGATAAAGCCTCACAATCTGCTGGTCAATTTCGAGCAGCGGTTGCAGGTCCTGAAGCCCATTATGCTGCTTCCTTAGAAGCACTAAATGCCTTATCAAAAGAATTAAATCAAAACGTTGCGGTACAATCAGCTTCTAAAACAGATCCAGAAGCTAAAAAGCTTGTTGGTAATTTGCAAGGAATTATGAAACAATTGCAGCAGCAATCTGTAAACGTAAAAAATATACTGCAAACACATGCTCAACAGGGTTCTTATGTTGCAGACACTAATGTTGTTGGTGCAAAAAATGTTGTGCCTCCTGGTCAGGCGGCTGCTCAACCTGTCCCTCAGAATGCTGCTCAGACCGTTGCTCAGCCTGACGCCGCTCAGCCTAATGTTACTCAAATGCAACGCCCGCAACGCCAGCAACGAAGAAGACAAGACGTAGCACCGACTGGTTAGTTTACAGGAAATTCGAATTCAAAATTAACTTGTTGCAAGTATTTTTCAGCAAATCTTATACTTTTTGGTGTTCCTAAATCGTGCCAAAATTTATTGACAAATGATAGACTTAACTCTTTTCTAGCAATTAATTGGTTATGAATATCAACTATTTCAAGCTCTTTTCTATTTGAAACAACTAAGTTGTTTGCAATATTGTAAACAGCCTTATCAAAGAGATACATTCCAGTAGAAGCATAGTTGGATTTAGGATTATTTGGTTTTTCTTCAATATCAATAATCTCATTATTGCTGTTCATGTTTACAACACCAAATCTTTCTGGGTCGTTCACAGACTTTAAAAATATATGTCCAACATGACGACCTGATTCGAATTGTTTAATTTCTTTTTCAAAAGAGTCCTCAAAGAAATTATCGCCTAATATAACCGCAAACTTTTCATTTTCAGTAAATACTCTTGCTAATTTTAATGCACCAGCAATACCGACAGGTCTTTTTTCATTATTCATATTTTGAACTTTATATGTAAAATCTACATTTTCTCCAAACTTATTGCCATCTCCCAACATATCAACCATCATTCCGGCAGATTTTTCAGATGTAACAATTAATATTTCTTTTATTCCAGATTTTATCAATGTATTTAATGGGAAATAAATCATTGGAACGGCACCTATAGCATCCATATAAACAGGCATAAGATGTTTATTGATTACTTTGGAAGCAGGCAGCATACGTTTTGCTAAGCCACCTGCTAGTATTACTCCACGCATGAAGCACCTGATTCCTGGAATTTTGAAAGGAAAACTAATGCCATTATAGACTTCTAGCCTATATTATGCAATGGAAACCATTTTCCGTTATCAAGAATGATTAATGAGTTGCATCTGATAGTTCAATATCAGTAAAGCCTAAAGATTTGGCAAGATTTCTGGCAGCACCACCAATTGAAGATTTAGTTGGGAAATTAGTTGCTCCATCTACTTTTCTAGATAATTTAGTAGGTTTTAGTCCAGATATACTTACTGTACCCTCGAATCCACCATTTTTTGCATGAGTAATTTTAACAGAAAGAGTGTTTTTCATTGTACTTGCCTTTTTAGATTGAGTTCATTATTTCTAGTCCTTTAATGGGACTAATTTCATGTAAAAATTTTAAACTTTTTTTTGCTTCTTCCGCTGATGGAAAAAATCTATAAATTTTTTCTGCTTTTGCAAGAAGTGTTTCTAAACAATCTTTTTCATATTGTTTTGATTCTGGTGGGTAGGATAAACTTTCTTGTTCGTCAAAATAAAAAGCATGAAATATCATTTTTGCGATATCACGCACTTCATTTTGATAATGTAAGTTTTTTTCTTTAATTTCATCTATCATAATTATTCCTAATTAGGTTCAACCTAGTATAATTTCTAGACCTTCAATAGGAGATTCATTCAAAAGAATCTCCGTCTTTTTTTCTGAAGAGTCTTGATCTGGGGATTCATTTACAACAACATGCTCTACTTGACCTTGACTTGTTACTGTCTCTGGCTGGTCTAAAATTAATTTATTATCACTCATTTTGTTCGTCTCACTTTCATTCAAAGTTTTTAAAGGATTATCCTTTGGAACTATTTCTTCTATAAATCGAAGTAAATTCATTGGGCTTCCGACCCAAGTTAGATAGTAACTATCTCCTTGAAATCTTTTTCTTGGACCTATTGTTCTAGTTCCAGTGCTCGTTGGCTTTGGAAGATTTAGGTCTGCGTCAGTGTTATTCTCGTACACAAAAACGCCACTTCCAGACATGTCTCGTATAAACTTGTTTTTTTGATTTATTTTTTTATCAGCTCTACTAATTTTCTTTCTCATTTTACATTCTCTTTAAGGAATTAAACAACGAACGATTCACTTGAATTTACGCTACAAACAACGCAGTCTTAGAACAAGCGGCGGGCAGATCATTCTGACCGTTAGATTAATATAGTATGAAAATTATATTTCATAATTTTTTACTTGTTCTTTTTTCTTGGTCTTCTTTTGTGATGGATTTTAATACAACTGGCAACAATTCTGGAACACGTTCCCAATAAGCCCATTTATTATCATTATTTTGGAAAGTCATGCCTTTTTTCCAATACTTATTTAAAATCTCTTCTGTTCGCTCTTTAGATAAATTTGAATCTTTTGAAAGCTGACCTACTGATCTGTACGCATATGTTAAATTTCTTGATAAGGCAAGGAACAATCCTTGTTCTTCATCGCCTTCTTTTGTGCCTTGTGGGTACACATCTGACCATCTTGGAGGCATTTGTAACTCCTTTTTAACTAGCAGAAAGCATTATACTGCTGTCCGTAGGATAACAAGAACAATGGCATTCTGTCAATATTACTTCTTAATGCCCATCTTTTGTATTGCGTCTGCTGCGATTGGAGTAAAATATAAATCGGGGTATTGTGACCTTGCATAAGCATCAGGATAAGCCCAATGTGCAATACCACCTCTGTGCGTTTTTTCTGATATCATTGGCAATTCTTTTTTCTCATTACCAGCCCATTGCATGAAAGTCTTCATTTTGGTGATGTCTCCATTCTTTTTTTTCGACCGTTAAATTATATAGCAGTATCAAAACAAAATTTTTCAATAAATTTTAAAGGAAAATCATAGCCTGACATTCTCTTTTGAAGGCAATATCCAAGTCTTTTTGTCTATCTTCTTATTAACTTGTATGCCATCTATGGACCATTCCATGAATATGTTTTCATCTGGCCAAGATATAACGATATTATCGGCAAATACAGATCCTGTTTCTTCATCCCTAAAAAAAGATTTTGATTCAAAACTTGCTATTATCTTATAATTTTCGTCATGAAGATATCTTCCAACTACAACTAAGTTTTTTGGGTCTATTATAGTGAAAAAGTATACTTTTTCACCTAATGAACCTTTTCTTTCCTGTTTTACATATAGTAATTCATTCTTTTTAAAAACGTTTATATTTCTCTTGTCTATTTGATTAAATCCAAAACACTCAATTATCCAATCCGGATTCAGTGGTGTTTTTAGCATAGATTTTTTAAAATCTTCATGTTCAGAATAGTACAATACTGGTGGCTTCATCCTTTTTGACCAAAACCAAAATATTTTTTCATTTGATCCAATATCCATTTCAGATCCCATTATACCACGATCTATCTTAATTCTTAGTCTTTTAGTTTTTTCAAAAAAAAGCTGTGCATTTGCATGAATAGAGATAAAAAAATTAAATTTTATTGAAATATTATTATAAATAACACTATCAAATTGAGAATTTATATTATTAATTTTATCTATTATGATCTCTGCTTCTTGATTTTCTTGAAAAGAAAGAGCAGAAAAATCTTGTAATTGAGTTGTTTTTTGATTTATTTGCAGTATTATTGCAAAAAATAATAAAATAATAAATATTTTAATTTTCATATTGGTATATATATACTAACAATCGTAATGACTGTAGCTATCTTTAAATTAAAAGAAGGAAAATATGTTATCGTACAAACAGTGGAAAAATTTAAACGAGTCAATTCTACCAAGTTTCAATCTTGGTCTAGGGAACCACTCTAACCTCGGAATACAGCTACAAAGTGGTTTCGATATTGAAGAAACAAAACATGCAAAGAAAAAAGAAAAACACAAAAAAGATAAAGATAGTGACGGAGAAATTGTTAAAGATTCAGATGTAGATGTAGATGTGGAAGTAAAAGAGAAAGAGAAAAAAGAGAAAAAAGATAACAAGAAATGTGGAATGAAATGCGGCAAAATGAGCAAAAAGAAAATGTTTTCAGATGATGAAGATAATGGCGGTGAGGAGGAAGAGGAAGAGGACAAAGATGATGACGAGCATCATCATGATCATGAGGATGAGGACGAGGACGAGGACGAGGACGAGGATGAGGATGAGGATGAGGACGAGGATGAGGATGAGGATGAGGATGAGGATGAGGATGAGGATGAGGATGAGGATGAGGATGAGAGTCTTAAATTTAGCAAAAAATCAAAAAAGAAAATGCTAAAAGGAAATCAAAAAAAGCTAGATGTTGACGGCGATGGAAAAATAACAGGCAAAGATTTCAAAAAAATGAACAAAATGAACAAAAAAAGCAAAAAGATGAAAGAAGAATCTAATGCTGCTTGGTGGGACAGTGTAAACAAAATGACCGGACATGACCCCGATCAAAAATTCCATGATGGTTGGACAGAGTATCAGAAAGATTCTCTATTTACTCCTGTTGACACTGAAAACCTGACACAAGCAGTGCGTCCAGAGCCACAAGCTGGAGATGTTGGTTTTGCACCGGTAGGCAAACTAGGAAATGATTTGGCTTCTAATTCTGTTGAAGAAGGCTCTATAACATCCATGCAAAATAAACCAAAGCGAAAGACTGGACCAAATGCTCAGGATCGTGACGAAGAGGTTACAGCCGATAATGAATCTGGAGAGGAAGATCCAAAAGCGTCTCTGCACACGGTAAAAAGACATATCATGCAAGGCAGAAAACCAAAGTCATAAATTAAATCGCTAGACTAGACTGAGATTCTCTGCAAGCAGTGGTAAAGAAGGAATGAAGCCAAGTTCTTTTTCAGATTTATTCATATCTGTTTCTACATGATTTTGATAAGTCTTATAGTAAGGATTGTCCACATATTTTATTTCGCAGCTTTTTAAAGATAAGAATTCGCTTAATATCTCAACAAGCTTATTAAAAGTACAAGGCTTTCCAGTACCACAATTAAAAATTTCTCTTCCTTCAAATTGCATGGCTAAAATATTAGCTCTAACAACATCCTTTACATAAATCCACTCACGTAGTTGTGTTCCATCTTTAAACAAACTTATACTTTCAAAATTTTTCATTTTTTTAATTATCTGGCTGACCATACTCGCTCTTTTGCCTTTTATATTTTCTCCGCTTCCATATACATTACAATAACGAAGCCCAACGACATTAGAACCAGTATCTAAAGCAAATTGCATTGCAAATTCGTCAAATTTGGCTTTACTACGTCCGTATACATTAAGCGGTTGTATTGGTGTGATATTTTCTACGTATGGTGCACGCTCATTGCCGTAAACTGCGGTGGAACTTGCATAGACAAATCTTTTACAATTTTTTAATTTAAGTTCATTAAACATACGTATTGGTTCGTAGTAGTTTGCGGACATCATGTTTGCTTCATCGTTGTCTAGTGTGTTGTTATTTGCACTTTGATGAAAAACAACATCAATATCGTCAAATATTTTTTCCCCCCAATTAATTTTATGCAATTGTTCTTTTATGAAAAATTTGCACAAAGGCTTGTTTTCGCCTTCGGAACCAAGAGCAACAATTTCATGCCCATCAGCATAAAGCTGATTGCACAAATGAGATCCTATGAATCCAGAAGAACCTGTTATTAATATACGCATGAATTGAAAATCCTAGGAATGCAATGAATCTCTCACATAGGACTTTAAAGCAAAAACTATTTCTGTTATGCTAAGTAGCTGGGCTTGCTTTTTATTTTTATGCGACCAATCTAAAACTTTAAGAATATTTTTTTCCTTAGACTTAATTAGCCAAAAGTTTTTAACTGCTAAGTTGATTTGCATTTTATTTCACCATTAATTATGATATCATATTATCTTATAGTTTACAAGTCAACCTGAGATGGATGCATATGTCAATATATTTAAAATTTTTTGATGATTACGTATCCAAAGGATTAATGCCTATTGCAATACACAAAGGAACGAAAATGCCGGTTGAATTAAAATGGAATATAAACTGGGGTGTAAAAAGATGGAGACATTATTTTTGTAAAGATGAATATGAACTTGGTCTTTTGTGGAATCAGGGTTTTGTGGACGTAGAAACAGACGATGCAATGTCCAATGGTTTTTTAAATAGAATAATAGGAGATATTCCTAGACCAATTTATAAGAGTAAAAGATCTTACCATAATTTATTTTTAACTCCAAATAAAGAATTAACTAAAGTAAACATTTATGGAAAAAGAAAAGAAAAGATAGAAATAATAGGTAGAAAATGCTTTTCAATAGCTCCTCCTTCTATACATTCTGATGGTATATCAACTTACGAATTTATAAATAACTTTTGGCCACCACCGGATTTTCCAAATGAATTAAAAGCAATTTATTTTCAACAAAAAAAAATAAAAATAATTAATAAAGAAAAAACAGTAAGTATTTGTAACCGTTGCCAAGGAGAGACTTGTATCCATAAGAAAAGACTTATTAAAGAAGTAAATTATTTTAAGAAAAAAAATATGATGTGGATATGCAAAAAGTGCAGAGTAGAGCTTCAAAGATGCCAAGAACAGTAAGGATCAGTTTTTTCCCTTTCCATTAGTTCCTCAAAGTTTATTAAAAGGCACTTTGGCAGATAATGACTCAGAAAATTCATAAACTTTTTTGCAACAACAATATCACAACAATTTATGCATTTAATTAATGCTGCTACATCATATCCATAGCAGGCATACGCTTCACTTGGATTTTCTTTTTCTAGTAATAACTCATTTGTGTACCAAAACTTGTTATAACCACTACCTTCTATAAATTCTAAAATAAAATAGCACAGATCATATATGAAACCAACGTGTTCTGGTGAAGAAAGCCAAAAATTTCCTAAACACCTATATTCTAATCCATATTTTGTTATTCTATGTGATCCTGCTTGACCATAAATTTTTCTTCTTTTTTTAGATGTAGGATCTCTATCCAATAAAATAGAAGGAATTCCAACAAAAAGGTCTAACATTCTTACTGCTTTGAAAACCATATCAGGTTCTTGCAAAGATTTTGACCCAAGATGAATATGCCCTCCTGCTGTTCGGAAAGAAGTTTCAGAAATAATATCTTTTGGAGGGAGAATGCATTGCAGCGTATAAACATTCCATTCTGGATTGCACCCTGCAAGTCTTGCATCAAAACTATTTAGCTCTTTTTTTGGATAGTTGTCTGCGGCACATAAATCAAATTTAATCGGATGAATTATTTTTACTAATCCTTTTAAAGCTTTTTCTACATTATAAATAGTGTTTTCTTTGCTATATGCTGGCTTAACCGCTATTTCTGCAAGAACATTATCATAATAAAAATAATTACCTTCAAAATGCTTGGCTTTTATTTTTTTAGGCAATACCCCTATAGCACTTTTTAATTGCCCTCTACTTACCAGCATGAACTCTGGGTCTAAACCAAATGTATGCATAATTTTATTTCCTAATTGCCATAATAACAAAATTTTATATTTTTTAAAAGATGGAAATTAACTAAAATTATCTATATATGGAAACAATAAAATCTAGAGATTTTACACATGACTATTATTCTTGGATCAGACATAAGATTTACATTATCTGGCGGGGAAAACAACTTAAATCACAATTTATCCTTAGGAGGAGAATCTTCGACTCATCCTATAATTGCAGAAAGATTGTTTTCAAATGTATCCGATGCTGAGGCCAAAGAAGGCAAAACAGATTACAGATGTTTTTACATAAATAATGACTCGGAAGATTCAACGCTATGGACATCCGAATTATATTTTTCTTATAAAGCCGAAAGTGAAATTCAAATTGAACTTGGATTTATAACACAAGACGAACAACAGAATATCACAATACAAAATGTTTTGTTAATAAATGGAGGATCTTTTGATATAGCATATACAGATATTGACGGAACCTCATCTAAAACTATTAGTTGGAACGCTTCTGTTGCTACGTGGGCGGGAAACTTGCAAACGTCTTTAAGAACTATTGAGGCACTAAAAGACGTTGTCGTAACTGGAGTTGATTCTGGATCTAATTATTACGTATTTACAATAGTTTTTACAGGAACATCTGGAAATAGATTCCATGAAATGTTGGCGTTAGATTCATCGTCTTTAACAACAACTGGTGCTCAACCGTCTATTGCAATTACAAGAAATCTTTCTGGAGGACCTGTAAACTACATACCCGACGAAATATCATCAGACTCAACTGCTCCGGCAAGTGTAAGTTTTAGTGATTATATGATTGATACACCATATAGTATTGGAAATTTTAAGTATTTAGATAGTGTACCAGTTTGGGTTAAAAGAATTGTTCCGGCAGACACAAATGCAATTGATGATGACGGATTCACTTTTAGGCTAACAGGTGAAACTTTTGGTCCTGCACACACACCAACATTTGGAAGCACAACAGCAACTGCTGATGGATTCACAGTGCAGATCAGCAATTACTATTCTGACTACACATGGGCTGGTACTGCAACAGCATCGGGAACAGTGGTTGTCAGCGGAAGTGGTCTGGTCACGGTAACCGGTGTTGCCGCTGCTACGAGTTCAACGGCTACAATTACTACAACGAGAACTGGGTATGTCGGTGGAACCGCACCAGTTACGGCAACCTCGCTGCTTGCTGCGAGAACACCAGCATTTGGAAGCACAACAGCAACGGCTTCTGGTTTCACAGTCCAGATCAGCAACTATGACGCATTGTACACATGGACTGGTACTGCAACAGCATCGGGAACAGTGGTTGTCAGCGGAAGTGGTCTGGTCACGGTAACCGGTGTTGCCGCAGCTACGAGTTCAACGGCTACAATAACGACAACGAGGACGGGGTATGCAGGTGGAACGGCACCAGTTACGGCAACCTCACTGGCTGTTGCATTGACCCCAACATTTGGAAGCACAACAGCAACGGCTGATGGCTTCACAGTCCAGATCAGCAACTATGACGCCGCCTACACATGGGCTGGTACGGCAACAGCATCGGGAACAGTAGTTGTCAGCGGAAGTGGTCTGGTCACGGTAACCGGTGTTACCGCAGCTACGAGTTCAACGGCTACAATAACGACAACGAGGACTGGATATGTCGGTGGTTCGGCAACAGTGACAGAAACATCACAGAGTCCTTGAAAATTGAAAAGGAATAAATGAATTGCCCGTTTGACAAAAAAAAGTGTACAAGTGAAAAAGCTATCAATGTAATTAACTTTAAAAAAGGCATTGTAACAGAAATAAATATTTGTAAGGATTGTGTTTCTAATTGTTTTGAACAAGAATCTTTTAATATAATTCAAACTTTAGAAAACATAGAATTGGATTTCATTCTTTCAAATCAAGATAAAAAATCTAAATTAAATTTAGAAGAAAAAAAAGAATTCCTTAAAAAAGCAATGCGTTCTGCCTTGGCGATGGAAGACTATGAATTAGCAGATAAAGTTAGAAAAGCGATGGAAAAAATATCTGTTATTTAGCCAAGAGCCATTCTTGCATTTTTCTAGGATCTATAATACCAAATCCTTCAAAAAAAGATTTATTTGCAAAAGAGCTTGTCGGAATAGTGTGGTTTTTCAAAAAATCTATATAATCTTTACTTGATGACAAAGCTAAAGGTAAATTATTTTTTCTTTTATAAGAAAGAAGTAAGCATCCAATTCCAACAGCAAATGGATTTGCCATGCTTGTTCCAGAAAGAATTGCATACCAATTAGTTGGCACTGTGCTCAATATTTTTACACCTGGTGCTAAGAAATCAAGATCCGGTCCTGTACAACTAAAATTAGCCCTATCAAATTTTTCGTCAATAGCTCCAATACCAATTGTTTCTGGATATGCTGCTGGATAAAATATATTATGTGTTTGTCCAGCATTTCCTGCTGCACACCACACAACTACTCCTTTAGATACCGCATACTGAATTGCCTTATGGACGATACTCACGGGCGATGGAGACCCCAAAGACATAGTTATAAAGTCTACACCTTGATCTGCTGCCCATTTAATTCCGTCAGCTACATTTTTCACATCTCCTGACCCGCTTTTATCCAGAACCTTAACAGGTATAACTTTCGCTTTGGGTGCCACACCAACGATACCTTTTTCATTGTTAGAAGCACAAATAATTCCTGTAACATGCGATCCATGTCCTTGGTCATCTTGTGGGGAAGATTTTTTATTTACAAAATTCTTTCCTGGAAGTAAATTTTCCACTAAATCTTCGTGCTGTAAGTCTGCTCCTGTGTCTAAAACAGCAACAACCGTGCCTTCCCCTTGTGTCAAATTCCATGTTTTTGGCAAGTCAAATGCTGTTATTTCCCAGCCTAATTTTTGTTTTGCATCTTGTATGCTAAGAATGTCTTCTCTTTTATATGGCAACAAGTGAATGGTTTTATTCTTAATTTTTCACCTCAATTTTCAAATTCGAATTTGTTTTCCATTCTCCATTTTTATATTTAGAAACTATGAATTCAACTAACTGACTTATGACAACTCCTACAATCATTTCTTTGATAATAGCAGCGAATGGAGTCATCCACACTGGGAACGCTTGAACTACTATATAATCAAATATTTTTGATACAACAGCCATAACAGCCAATTTTTTATCTGCTCCTCGTGGTATAGATGACTGCACAAAAACTATAAGATCATCTAAAACAGAAATTAAAAATATTGTGCTATTAAGTACATAAGTCTTATGAAGTGAGAACCAAGACTTTTTATCAGGATATTGATCATCCCATTTCTTCTTTAATGTATCTAAATAAATATTTAATTCAGATAAAACTTTTGGATCAATTTGTATATCTATATTCATGACACCTCCTTTTGTCTAATGTATATAGTATCTTTTAATGTAAAAAATTTGTACAGTTAATCAGCAACGTTAAGAACATGCGTTCCTCTTGTATATGCGACGTATTTAGCATTGTGCTCTTGCTCTGCTTCTTCATCTGATGGGTTGTAAGTGTCTCCGGCAGGGAATTTATCATTTTCTAATATATTTACTCTTTCAAATTCTAGCCCTTTAGATTTGTGAGCAGTAGTTAAAATTACAGCACGCTTTTTATTTCTGTTGGCATAATTTTCGGCGTCTTTCTCTGAATCTTGAGGGTCTATTCCTTTAAATATATTTCTGATATATTCGCATAAATCTTCTACATTTTTTATTTCTTTGGAATATTGGTCCTTCCATTCATTGTCTTGAATATGACTAAGCAAACTGCTTAGAGCTTCATAGGTTTGAGAAAGTTCTTCTAAATATTTTTCTTTATCTTTTTCGCCTTCATATTTATGATTTTTTTGTTCAATATAATTGGTCATTATTTGACCAAATTCTTTTGCTTTATAAGAGCGTGCGTTACTTTTCCCAAGTCCAACCTTATCGTTTCCAACTACTTTATAAATAAAATCTGTAATCTCATTAGAAAAATCTTTTCCTATAATGATGAAAGGAATATTATTTTTTAACAGTTCCATAGCAGCCGCAGCCAAAGGCTTGTTTCCTCTAGCAATAAAAGCAGTCTCATGTTTTAATTCTTTGTTTTCTTCCCATTCTTGTTCAATGTCACCCATTACTTTTTCATAAGTTGTATTGTTAACCTCACCTTCATGATCCCGTCCCGATTTTAGATCTTTAACGTGGGTGTTTTTATTTACATAATCAATAATTTTTTTGCCGCTTCTGTAATTGACTGGCAGTTCATGAGATGTTGCTCCAAGATTTGTGCCTTTTAACATGGTTTCTATGTTAGAAAAAGAGTTAGCATCTGCTCCTCTGAATCTGTACAAAGATTGATTTTTGTCACCTACCATAATAATTCTAATGCCGTTTTTAGCTAAATGTTCAAGCATTATTTTTTGAGCTTCATTGAAATCTTGAACTTCGTCTACTAAAGCTACTTCGTAAGTTCTATTCGTGGGCCAAACCATTTTATCTGGGTTTAAAGATGGCCACCACACAGTATCATCATGATCTCTCATTGAATCTAAAGATGTATCTCCCATAGATTCTGAGGGTTTCGATTTTTTGAGAACTTCCAAAGATAATTGTATAATTTGATCCGTGAAATCTGTTGGCATCTCATCATCTTTATCATTGCTTGGTTTTACCAAGTATCCATCCATACTATATTTGCTCATAATCGAAGCAATTTTATCTCTGGCGTCCTGTTTATCAGGATTGATAGCAAAAGCTTTTGACAATGAAACTAATTTTGTTATTTTTGTTTTTAAATTATAATTAACTTGTTCGGAATTTTTGACCTTACTATAGTAAACAAATTCACTTTCTCTTCCTGGAAAACCTCGTTGACTTTGTATTTGTTTCGCTATACTCTTAAACCAATTACTATCTAAAACTTTTCCTAATTTGGTACCTTTGTCCCCCTTCAGAGGCAACGATGTATCTTTCATAACCTCTGGTTTGTATCTATTTGTATCTTTTAATACTCTACCCAAGAAACTATGACTTGTGAAAGTTTCGACGCCAGGAGGAAATGCTTTTTCTCCTGATGTTGCCTCAGCAGCATTGCGATTATTAAAGACTAGATACAGCCATTTTTTCCCATGTTGGAATTTAGCTGCTAGATGTTTTAGTACAGTGCTTTTGCCCGTTCCGGCAAGAGCGTTAATGACCATGTGCTTATTCGTTCTAGAAAAAGCTTCCTCTATATCTTTTTGATATTCACTTATTTTTTCTGGTGAAATTAAATACTTGCTTTTATCAACATTGTTCAATGCGGGTTGTTTGGGTTCTTCTTGAGGTGGAATTGGTTCTTTTGTTGGTTTTTCTGAGAAAGCAACGATTGGGCTGTTCGCACTTGTGCTCGCTATTTTGCTGCCGTTAATACGAATTTTAATAGCATCCTCTACCTGTTGTTTCGTTAATCTACCGGATCCATCATCTGCCATAAAATTAAAACTCGTTTTTATTGGAAGACCGGTTTTGGGATCAATGACTCCTCTTTTTTCTTGTTCAATTTGTTGAAGCAGCCAATTCAAATATCCCGTATCAATGTCATTAATGTGTTTAGGTGGCTTTCCATCTTTTGGTCCATGCTTACCAAATTGTGCAATCGCCATCTCATCTATATTTAACCAACGCTTAAACATTGTTTTTTGCCCCAGTTTTCATTACTTTCCCTCGATCTTTAGTTACTACATTATTATCAGCTTTTTCTACCTTTTTAATATTATGTTTGATTTTATCATGCCAAGAGCTGATTTTTTCAATTGGAATATCCAGTAAAGAAGAAATGCCTTTAGAGTCATTTAAAAACAATAAAAAGTCCGTCCAAAAATCCTCACGTATACCAATACCATTTCTAATAGCAGCCATTGAATCATTCTCAACAGATTCGTCAGAATTCTTTAAGTTTTCCCAAAGCTCATGAAAAGAAATTTCCATATTAATCTTTCGTTATTAACAACAAAACTATATAGCGTATATATGCAATATTCACATAATCCGGCAAAAAATCTTATGTTCCAAGGCTATTTTAGAAAAATACAAATTTGGCACTATGTTATTTTAGACAAAACACAAAACCAGTGAATATTTAATATGGAAGATTGTTATTTTGGAGTAGATGCCAAAGATGAAAAAATAAATGTTTTTTGCTTGAATTGCGTTACTGAAAAAAAAGAAGATACAAATGCACATTGGTTTTGGGAAGGTTCAAAACTTGGATATGGACCATTTAGTTTTGTATGTTGTTTATGCCAACACGTAATATATCAAGCTGAACAGAAAGTCACGAATGAAAGTGAAACTTAAAAACATTACATCTATTTTCAAAGCAAATCATAATAGACAAATAATTGCAAAATGGATAAAAACACATTTGCCAGAAAACTATAAGGATTTGTGCTATTTAGAACCGTATTGTGTCGGGGCTAATTTATTGATATCCAAAGAAAAATCTTATATGGAAATTCTTAATGATTCTGATGCTTTGGCATTGGAAATTTTTAGATGCTTAAGAGATGAACCAAAAGAATTTTTAAAAAGATTAGAACGTTTCAGTTTTTGTGAAGAAACTTTCATAAAAATGAAAAATAAAACTAGTGCAAAAGACTATTTAGAGCGAGCAGTTAGTGAATATGTTTTAAGAAAAATGAGTCAATTAGAACTAAAAAAGAATTTTTGTAAAAAGTCTTCCATTGAATGGGAAAAATCATTATTAAACTTGAATTATTTGTCAAATAGACTACAAGAGGTTTTCTTTTTTAATAATAAAGCAATTGATATTATAAAGGTTTTCGACTCAGATAAAACATTACTATACTGTGACCCTCCACACCTTTACGAAAATAAAAATAGTAAAACAGTTTATTTTTCTGATATGGATACAAATGATCACATACAATTATCTCATGCACTTAATTCTTTTAAAGGGAAAGTTATTATAAGTGGTGTCACATCTCCTCTTTATAATAGATTATATAAGAATTGGTCGATGCATCGTTGTAAAATAAAGAAAAAAGGGAAGAAGTCAGAAGTGATTTGGAAAAATTTTTCCTCCACCTAAATTCATTCAATAGGTCGGATTATTTACCTTTTTGTATAATATTATATATATATTGTACAAACTCCAATAACAGGTAAATTTTTAATGCAAAAAAATGAGTTAATTCCAGTCGATGAACTCACACTGCTGAACCTTAAGTACGCCATAGGGATGAGTGGCATATACTCTATAAAAGAAATAGAAAGAAGAAAAGCAGGCGAACTGAGCATTAAAGCTATATTTCAGAAGCCATTAAATCCTAGCAATGATGCTAAAAACAATAAAAAATTAACTTCTAATGTTTTGTATCAAGACAGCTTAAATCGTTTATGGGAAGAATCAGAATTAACGATTTTAATCAATGTTCAATCTACAGTAACAGCCCAATCTGACCAACTCTCCGCACTTACATTGCCTGCTCTTAAATATAACATAGGCATGAGTAACATATATTCTATAAAAGAATTAGGAAAAGGAAGATCAGAAGAACTAAACATTAAATCTATATTGTCTACACCATTAACTCCTGGCAATGATGCTAAAAGCCATGGAAATTATTCATATAGAGACTTACCATATAATTTTTTCTATCAAGATAGCTTAAATCGTTTGTGGGAAGAAGGTGAATTAATTTCCTTAAACAGCACCCAAGGTGCTCAAGGAACCCAAGGCACTGCCGGTATTATTGGTCCACAAGGAATACAAGGTAGGCAAGGCATTCAAGGAGTACAAGGTAGGCAAGGCATTCAAGGGATTCAGGGCATTCAGGGTATTCAGGGTATTGAAGGTTCACAAGGTATTCAGGGTATTGAAGGTGCACAAGGTACTTATCAAGGTGCTCAAGGCACACAGGGTACTACTGGAACCCAAGGATCTCAAGGCGTACAAGGAACACAAGGATCACAAGGTATTCAAGGTATTACTGGATCTCAAGGTATTACTGGGTCGCAAGGTATTACTGGGTCGCAAGGAATCCAAGGCATCACTGGATCTCAGGGCACTCAAGGTACTCAAGGCGTACAAGGAACACAAGGATCACAAGGTATTCAAGGTATTACTGGATCTCAAGGTATTACTGGGTCGCAAGGTATTACTGGGTCGCAAGGAATCCAAGGCATCACTGGATCTCAAGGCACACAAGGACAACAGGGCATCACTGGATCTCAAGGCACACAAGGACGTCAGGGAATCACTGGATCTCAAGGCACTCAAGGCACTCAAGGACAACAGGGAGTTACTGGATCTCAAGGTGCTCAAGGCATCACTGGATCGCAAGGTACACAAGGAGCACAGGGCATCACTGGATCTCAGGGCACTCAAGGTACTCAAGGAGTACAAGGCATCACTGGATCGCAAGGTACACAAGGAGTACAGGGCATCACTGGATCTCAGGGTGCTCAAGGAATTCAGGGAATCACTGGATCACAAGGTACTCAAGGAGTACAAGGCATCACTGGATCTCAAGGCACACAAGGACAACAGGGCATCACTGGATCTCAAGGCACACAAGGACAACAGGGCATCACTGGATCGCAAGGACAACAAGGAGTACAGGGCATCACTGGATCTCAGGGCACTCAAGGTACTCAAGGACT